TCCGCTGTTGAGCGAGCGGGTATGCATACGCTCAATGAAGGCCAGAAACTGACTTATGATCTGGAACAGGATCGCAAGTCGGGGAAAATGTCCGTTTGTAATTTGCAGGCGGCTTGAATGAAGATTCTTCTTTCTCGTGACCACGGATGTACTGGCACAAAAGAAAGAAGTTGACTTTAGGGTCGGGCATTCGCCCGACCTTTTTTATTGTGCGGCGAGGGAGCCAACACAAAAGAGAGATTAAAATGAATAACCATGAAGAGAATATCGGCCTTACCATTCCGAACACTAACTTTAGCGTGGCGAAACATGCTGTTGCTACGCAGCGCGATATTGAAGACGCTCACAAACAGATGTCATCACCCTCAGAGGATTGGTCAAAGCTTTCCAATATACTTAGACGGTCATGCGGAGGCTCATCGCGAAAACGTTCTTTTCGTAGATAGGCAATATTTGGGATAATGGCATGATGCCCTCCCTGCTTCCATGCGCGGTTCTCGTATCAGGGCTTTTCTAGACATGTCTCAAATTAATTTCAGCCCACCGCTGATAACGAATACTACAAACGCTGTTCCGATACCACTGATCACAATCCACATGATCCTGGAAAGCGTTGACTGGATGCTTTTAACCGAGCTTTCCAACCCGGAGAATCGCGTATCGATCCGCGCATCCATCGCCACCCACTTTTCATCATGGCGAGCGCTGTCTATGTCTCTCTGGCGCTGCCAAGCTTCCAGTGTCGTCAATCTCTGATTACTCGTTTGCGCCGCATGTTCCAGCCCGACGACGCGGGCGCGAAGATCGGTTTCATTGTCCGGCATGTCCATCACTTCCAGCAGCCCCGCCGTTTTCCGTTTTCATCGTTGCCTTCAACCCGTTCCGCTGCTGGCCGGTCCACTTTGGTCAGCGCGACAAGACCGGCCGGCGAAAGGTTATTCTGTCTCCAGCCCGCGCAATTCGTCGCACTGGTCGACTGGCAAGCCGCGACGACGAAGGGCAAGAACACAAAAATCATAATCCGTAAGCCCGCGTAGTTTTTCATCGTCCTTGCCCCTTTCCTTTTCGGCTTTGACGGTTTCGCGCAGTTGCTCCGAGACAGCTTCATGACGGCCTTCGCGGTTCCCGACCAGATAACCGCCGCCGAAAATGACGACAGCCACGATAAGGAAAGCCAAGACCAACTTTAGCCATGACGGGATAAGTGCCCAGATCATGCCTCTTTCCTCACCCGCTTGATAAAGAAGTACAGACCGACGCCGACAAGAGCGACCATTGCCAAAGCGAGCGCCCACTGCATCGGGCCGGAACCGTCAGCCATTGCGCCGACACCGGTAATAAGCCCGCCGAGCGGCCCCCAGGCTTCAGGTTTCTTCAGTACCTCTTTCAAGGACGTATCAGACTGAACGGCCTTGCCTGTCGGGACCTGAGGCACCGGTGAAGGTACGGGAGCACTGTCACGCGAGAATGCTAGGGCGCGAGAACGGACCCGCGAGACACGGGAAGTCCAGCCTTTGCCAAAGGTTGCGAAGGTTCCGAGACCTTTCAGCCACGCCAGACGCGCATCGCACAGTTCATTGATGATCCGGTCGGCTGCCATCTTGCGCACGGCAGCAAGCGTCTTTGCGCCGATGACGCCATCCTGATCGGCACCGACCACTTTCTGAAGCATCTTGACGGCGCGGGCCGGGCCGGAGTGGATAGCGAAATCCAGCACAGCATAATCGACACCGGCGGGCAAATCATCACCGGCAACCTTGTTCCAGTAGTTCTCACGGTAGATATCCGTCGCCTTGGATTTGGTCAGCGCCTTCACCTCGGCTTTCGATACCTTCCCGCCTTCCCAGGCTGACAGCGTGGCAAGCGTGATGCCCATATTGGTTGCACCGCCGGGGTCTTTCGGATGGTCCACATACCTGCCCTCTTCCGAGAAGACATGCGGCATCGCTTTGGCAAAGGTTCCCTTGGCCATTTGGTGGTTTCCTTCTTTTGTGAGATAATTGGTGTGCGCTGCTGAAGTTACCCTCTCCTTACAGCGCAACCTCGGATGCGACCTTCCCCGCGCCGAGGTTTTTTTTAGCAATTAGAAGCCGCCTAAAGCGGCTCAGTGTATCCATTGAGCGATCGGTTATGCGGCAGCGAGAAGCTCCGCTGCCCGCTCCTCTCCAAACAGATCAGTAGCCATCTGCATGAGCAGCGGCCAAAGCTCGTGATCAGATCGGAAGGTGTTTGCGGTCAGGAAAATTTGCCGGGTGCGGAATGGCTGGGTCGCCATGGCTGCTTCGACTTGCTCTGCTTCCGAGGGCGACATCCGCTCCCAAAGGGTGACTGACGGAAGGACGGTCACAATCGGAGCGGCGGGCGGTGTGTATTCAACTACTTGACCATTCACGATGCGGCGCTGGCCCTGAAACGACAGTAACTCTTCATGTTGGGCATTTGTGATTTCGATTGAGCCGCTCGGAACGTCGTAATCGTAAAACGATGTGTCGAAGAACGCTATTGGGAAGCCTTGCTCATCGGTTTTGACGTAGATAGCCATCCTAGTTTCCCCAAGCAAAGTAGTTGAACAAAATACCGGGATCGAATTGGAGGGTTCCCCCATTTAGTATCGCCTGGATAACGACACTAAACCCTGACTGGTTGTGTCCGAACGTTGTTATTGTCCTTGTATAGGATGAGCTAACGTTTGCGTTCAGTGAACTCACAACGCCGAAGCAATTGTTTGGGAAACTGGTAGGGAATGTGACAGGCCCATAACCTGTCGCCGGAGCCGCGGCAGTTCCCATCATAAATACTCGTCCGTCAGGCAGAATAACTCGGTTACTATTCGATGACGCGCCCATTGTCGCCCACATTGCTGCGCCGCTTGCATCGTCCAAAATTGTACGAGCGAAGGCAGTCAGTGTGGTCAGACCCGCGCCACTCTCCCCTGTAAGGTATGGAAGGCAATCAGCAACTGCCGTACCGGTCAGATTGAGTAATGCGATTGCTGCAGCAGTAATGTCAGATTGGGTGATATCCGCGTTAGCATCCGTGCGCAGGAGTTTGTTCGCCGCAAGCGCTATCTGTTTGAGATCGCCCGCTGCATCCGTCTGCAATATCTGCCGCGCATCCAGTTCCAGCGCCGCAAGCTTGCCAAGGCTTCCGTTCGGGTCTTGGATGCCGAAAGTCGATGTGTCAACAAGCTCATACTCACCCGTCGGCCCGCCAACTGGCACCTTACCTTCCTCGACGCCGAGTTCCGCGAGGTTGGTCAAAACGCCATTGCCGAGCAGTTCAATAACGGTTGCGGCCTGCGTCGAGACCCGGCTTCCATCGCCAAGCTGTCTCGCACGGTACGGGCCGTCAACAATCGTCGTCCCGGTCCACGGTTCAGTAAGGGTCAGCTGGGTGTCGCTGTCGACACTGGCAATGACAGCAGTCAGGTTCTGGATTTGGAGCGTGTCCCCTTCGCGGAACCGCGTCACTTCGAACAGCGTCCCCGTGCCGGTAACGGTCACTGACCCATTGGCGAGCGAAATCGTTCCCGACGTGTAGTCGGACAAAGTAGCCATAGATTTTCTCCGGTGTTACTGGCTTATCAGGCGCTCGATTTCTTGAGCGGTGTCTGCCGTATCAATCCGCTCCTGAAGGGCTTGCCGCTCATTCTCGACAGTGGCGAGAGCGGCTTGCATTTCCGTGTTCTTGGCGATGATCGTCTCAGCCTCTTGACGCGAGGAAATCAGCGGAGACGCAACGCCATTCAGGAAGGCTAAGGCAGCGGCATATTTTACGGAATATAGGGACGCCTTCGGACCGATGGCCTCATTGATCCGTGCGGTAAACTGTTCATCAACGCGGTTTCGGGCCGCAGCCCGTACCTTCTCGATATCCTTCGTCAGAGATATTTTCATCGCACGGTCACCACTTGCTGAAATGGCATGCACGGCCAGGCGTCAATCTGGATTTCGTATCGACCAATATGTTCGGCATCGAGCGTGAGTTCACCGCCCTCGACTTCAAACGTCACGCCGTCGACCGTTACCGAGGCCAGACCGGGCAGACCGGCAATATTGATCGTTTCGCCTTGCGTCACTTCCGACTTATCTATGCTGATAGTCGGGCGCGTCTTCACTTCGCTGCCATCGACAAAGCATGTTCCGACGATTTCCATAGCGTCGGCAGGCTTATCATAGTGTACGAAGCGATAGCCTTGCCGGAATAACTCCTGTTCGTAATCTTCCCCGGCGTGATAGGTGGAAACGAAAAGGATCATGCCCTTTTCATCGTGAACAACGATCATCAGGAAGCCTCGTTTCTGCAAATGACATAGGAAGCGGACGCGCTTTGTGAGAGTACCCAAGCGGAATAAATCCGAAGTTCGGTTGTTGTCGTCTCCCACCAGAGATCAGGCTCGCGCACGACATCGCCGCCGCGTGTTCCCAAAAACATAGCGAACGCTATATCGCGCATTGCATCCGCAGTGCGGGTTAGCATGCAGTAAGCCAGCGGCGGCGTCTGGAACGTCGTTCCGAATGGCACAATCGCTCGATTGTAGGCAGTACCTTGCGTTCCGCCCGCATCATACGCGGCGAGTGCGGCTATTCCTGCCGATAGTATCTGCTGTTGTGCACCGATGGGAGAGAAGCCGAGAGCGGGTTCCCCTTGACCGATCTGCATCCCCGCTTTGGCGATGAAGACACCATTCTTGTTAATCGCAGCCCGCGCCATGTCATGGCCTCATCGTGATTATCTGCGCGCCCCGCAGAAATGTCGGAACTGAAAATTCAACGACAATCTGGTTTTGCGCCACGTAGTAGTAAAAGTGGTTTTGCAACTGATTGGCTTGGCTCGTGTATGCAGCCCTCGCGGGAAAGGCGCGATTATCTTCACCGCTGTACCGTCCATAGGCATAGCAGTTAGGGATAAAGCCGTAGTCTATGATTGGCACCGTCACGACATTGTTGGGCGATACGAACGGCACGAAAATGCTCTGAATGATTTGCGGGTATATCACCCGCTCATCGAGCAGCAATTGGTTTTGAGCGGCCACTTTCACATCAACACCAGGTGCGGAGATGCGAAAGACGCCTTGGCCGAGATTGAACCATCCTCTTTGTACCATCAGCCTGCCACCCGAAACGCGAGGTAATAAAAATCAGCGGGCAGCGCGATGGAGCCCGTTGTCAGATAGATGCCGTCACGGGCTGCGCGAGCTATCGGATTGTTAGATGTCCAAGGGAACACGCTGAGCCGCGCCCCGTTTGTCTGGGATGCGGTAAGGATCGTCATCGGCACATAACCCGGATCAGCCCATGAAACGATTTTCATGAGCGTCCCCGGCGTTGAAACCCGAACGACGCCCGCCGCCCATGGCGTCAGGTTTGGTGGAAAAACACTGTCGAACACCACGAGGTTATAGGGCAAGGTCAAGTCATTGGCGTCATATCCTGCTTTGACTATTCGAAGGCGCTTGACGCCTCCGACATCTTTGAGAAATCCACGAGACATTTAATCCCACCACTCGATTGAACCGGCCCGGAAGTCGATCTTGAATTTTCCATCGGGCGATGTGCCTATGCCTGCGGAGAACTGGCCGATATTTGCGACGTTCAGAACGACAATTCCGCTCTGAACCACGAACGGATAACTGAAATTTCCGTCATTCGCCGGATCGGCAATGGCGAACTGGTTGGCGACGACAATGAACTGACTGCCGGTCGGCGTGACGTTGATAAACCAACCCGCCTGTTTCCATGTGTCTCCGCTGTTGATACGGGCGTAAGCCGATATCTTGGCGGACGTGCCACCACTGCCAACCGTGGAAGTCATTCGCCAGCCAGCGTTAGCCACCGTGCCATCCACCGACGCATTCACGTCAGTGATTGCATCAGCGATGGCGGTCATGTCGCCTTCAACGCCGTCAACGCGTGCCGTGAGCAGCGTCACCACGCTTGCATCAGCCTTTTCGTCAAGTTCGGCGTTCAGCTGCGTCAACTGCTGTACGATGGCGCTATTTGGCCCTGTCGCCACATAGATATCTTCGGACCATGAGGCTTTCGCCTTGCCGTAGGTGCTGGCAAGTTCGCGGCGCAAGGACCGGCTATCTGCATAACCGGCCAGCATGCCGTCAGCGGTCTTGGTGGCGTTTTCCTGAGCCTGCCGAATTATCTCGCGGCGGTCATCGGTCATCCAATTGATGAGGCCCTTCACGTCACTGTCGAGCCGTTCGTAATCGACTGGACTTTCTTCGCCGCGAGCATCCAGCGTTGTGAACGGGGTAGCTGTTGACCAAGCGACAGAACGCCCATTGTCAACGCGCAAGCGGGTCCGCACGAACCAGTCAGTGAGCGAAGTGAGGCCCTCGACCAGAATAACATTTGTGACATCCCACGTGACGAACCGTGTGAACACCTGGCTTGGATCATTTGCTGGCCAATACTCGATGTTCACACCAATGACAGAAATATCATCAATGCTATCCCATATGAGGCGGGCAGCCGGAAGCTCACCCTGCCCGTCCGCCACTACGACAGTCGGAATGACAATGAAGTTCTCCACTTCGGCCAGATATTGCGGCGGCGGCACAACGATGATGTTGGGCGGGTTAGTCTCGTAAGCCGTCGGATCGAAGACGCCATTGCTGATCTGTTGCAGCGCAATCGAGATATCGCGGGCGCCGTCGCTATTGATCCCGCCAAGCTGCCGGGTCAGTACCTGATATGTGCGGTCGCCATACTTTGCACTATTCCAGCGAACCCACCGGCCCTCCTTAATCGTGTCGAGGAACTTCGGATGAACGACGATTTCTGCGGATGCCTGATAACGAGCGCCACGGATGGCGATATCCGCCAACCTGTCCACTTGCCGCACGTCGGTTACGGCTGCATATGGAATGGCACTGGCAAGGGTTTCCCGATCTTCTGCCAGAGCGCCAGCATCAATACGGGTTGCCGCGTCCTTCGTCTCGTAGAAGTCTTCCGGCGAGACATATGAGGCCGCGACCGTATTGATAAGCTCAGTACGCTTGCGCTTGGCGCTGAACCTCAAGGGTGCACCGCGCTTGATATCATCGTCCGTGATGGTCGCAACAATCGCCTGCGGTGCGCCCGCAATCGGGAACTCGCCATCAACACGCTCCACCCACGAGCCGCACATGGCTTCAAGGATGGGCGTCAAGTTGGCGTCGTGGTTGGCACCGGGGCCGTCCTTGGCAATCGCGTGAGCACGATAACGCTTCGAACCATCCGACATGACTTCGTCGCAGATGTTCGCAGCCTGGGTATATTCTGCCAACGGTAGACGGCTTGCACGAACAGCCTTGCCGACCATGCGCTGAGTGCCGTTGAAAAAACCGCGTTCCAGATTGTAGATCTGCACGACCGGATTATCGGAATATTCCCACGTGCTCTGATCGTCCCAGCGATGCGCGCCTGATCCGCCCATCGTGCTGTCTTTGCGCCAGTCGTAGAGCGGCGCGCCGACGACTTCGAATAACAGCTTTGCCGGAGAGGTCAGGCCGTCGCCGTTCTTGCGCAGTTCGGAGAATACGACGGCATAAGCAACGCCTGCACCGCGATGGTTCGCAGTCCAGCGGCCAGCCGGACGGGCATTGTTGATCAGCGTAGGCTCTGCGTGCTGGTCCATCGTGCCGTAGAAGAACTTGACGCGGACGTTATCGTGATCGTCGCCACTGGTTCCTTCGTTCGGCACAAGCCAATAGCCGTTAGCGTCCTGCTGGCTCAAGATGCGCCATTGGCCATTGTATCGAACACGCGGAACAGCCGTGATGCGGAAGCTCGACAGCACGAACACGTCCTGTATCAGACGCCCGCCACTGCCATAGCTGTTGCGGTAAATGTGATGGCCTTCAGTCGCGCAGGTACCGAGAATGACCGAGCGCGGGATATTGGCGCCGTACTGGGTTTCAAGTTCCGAGGCGCGGCTTTGCGTCTTGGGTGGAAACAGCGCGTTGACGGCATATTTGAGTGCAATGCCGAATGCGGTCTGCGCGATACCGGCGAGGATCGGGCTTGCAGCAGCCCATGCGGCCACGCTCGACACAAGACCGCCAATCGCGGTGAAGATAGGCGCTAAAAATGGCATGCGACAGCCTCAATCGGGCGCAACAAAAAAGGCCCGCTACTGGCGGACCTTCAAGGGCGCAAATTGTCGAAGTGGTTACGGACCGACCTTGTAGGCCTGTTCGATGTCGGTCACGGACAAGAACGCGAGCCCATGCGGCTGCTTGACCGCGAAACCGGAGCCGCAGATGAACCCGGCGACGTATTCATCATTGATGAGCATCACGCCGACATCACCCCGGCGGGCAGAGAGACGATTGACCGGCTCAAGCTGGAGATAGGCTTCGAATACGTCCTTGACGTTCTCGCAGCCATTGGCGCGCATCTTGCGAGCTGCGCCGGCTTCGGTCTTGTACTTACCCCGAAACTCCGCAAGCGGGTCTTCGCCGGTTACGGCCTTGATCGCATCTGCCGCCGTCATCAGACAGTCAGAGACGCCCCATTCCGGAATGATCGACACGTGAGCGGTCGCAAGGTCTTCCAGTGCCCGATCCCATCCGGGAACCCTATCCGAACTTGATTTTGAAGAACTCATTCTTGATCCTCGCGGCATATTCGAAAAGCATGTCGCCCGGCGACACGAGCTGCTGGTCCTCATGCGAGGCGTAGCGATAGCCTTCGCGAAAGTTATCGACCGCGCCGGTTTCGATGTGACCTTCAAGCCAGACCTCATCGCTTTCCTCGCGGTGATCAATGTAGTCGACGTAGCCGTACCAGGTTGGTTCGGCATGAAGGAAAGCGTTGTTGTCCGGATCGAAATAGAAGTCGTAAAACGTTACAGGCCGATTTTTATAATCTTCCTGCTCGATCAACCCGAGCTTATCCGGTGTCAGTCCGAAATCTGCCCTCGCTGGCAGGCGCATGGTGACAGGCTGTGCCGCCGTACCGAGCGCGTACATTGGCTCATCGATATCTATGATGGTGTTGCCGTGATAGGTCAGACCACCATAATCGACGCTGCCCTTGCCCGAGAAAAAGCCATACGTGCCGGTGCCGAACTCGAACTTTACGGCTGATGCGATCTTGCCCCTGCCCTCGTTGAGCAGTTGCTGCAGACGTGCGGGAAAGGCCATGAGTTACCGCCAAACCATTGAAAGGGTGGATTCAACCGCGCCCAGCTGATATCTGGCCGGCATGATTAGAAGCGTTTGCATGTTGATTGTCGGTTTTGGCGCATTAATCCAAGGAGTTCTTCGCCTTGGAAACCCAGCCCAAGCAGTTGAAAGAGCGGGCTGGTTGTATCAGCAGTTTGGTGACCAAGGCGTAGCTATCGGCATGATAGTCCTCGGCGGCATCGCGTTGGTCATCGGTGCCATCATGTTCAACAACACCTGGGTTCGCGCTATCAGGGCACGGCGACAACGGTAGGTACGCCTATCTCGGCACCTCTATGAGCTGAAACTTTGCCGTTGGCATCACGCCATCTCCGACTTCGGTCGATCCGGGCACAATCCGGGTATTCAGAACCGGGTCTTTGAATCGAACCGTTGCGCCATCTGCGATGTAGGACGGCACTGGCGGCTCGACAGGTAGCGTGATTGTCGCCCCTGCCGTAGCGTTGGCCGTTACCCGATGGAGACTGTGATAGTCGGCGGACGTGAGCGAAATCAAATCGCCCTTCGTCATCGCCAATCCCACAGTCACGCCGCCGATCAGTAGGGTTTTCCCATTCGTGACCGATGTCAGTGAACCATTGTCAGCCGGAACGGAGCTATTCGGATTGCTCCAGTAGGCTCGGGGAAGCGATTGCTTGCCGAGAACCGTGTAAACAATCGTTTCCATGCCGTTCTGGGCCTGAGCTAGCCAGCCTTCGAACTCGGCCAGATCCTCGTCATACAACGGCTGGGTTTCGATGTTGACCGTCCACCACTCATCACCGTTCTGGATCATTGATATGGCTCGTTCGCCATACCGAGACATCGAAACGGGTTTGTTCAGCCGTGGACGGCCAGCCTGATACTCGATGAAGTCAGGGAGACTGATACTCATTTCGCATAGCCTCTCTGGTTCACCTGACGCAGATCACGAGCGGCGCGAACGGCGCCGCCCTTGTCGTATTTCTGGATGCCAGCCTTGAAGGTCTTCGCAGAACCTTCCTCAACCTCGCTCTTGATGTAGTTCTGGAAGTTTCCGTCATTCACGAAACGGGTTTCCGTGATGATACGAACAGTCTGCTGACCGCCGCTAACAGCAGCCTCTCGAACGCTCGGCAAGGTGGAGCGAGACGGCATAGAGATGGCATTCCCGTCGACCGGACCGCCATAGGCAAAACCGCGCAACTTGTTATCGTTCATCGCCTGCAACCATGGCCCGAAAGCCTTGGTTGACTGGGCATTCATAACGAACTCACCATTCGACAACCATGCGGGAATGCTGTCAGAGGTTGCGGAGCCAGGTCCGGATACGTAGCCACCGCTTGCAAGCCGCAGGCCTGACCACGGGTCTGCTGATTTCCCGCCGAACAGTCCTCCAAGGAGGCTGCCAAAGCCGCTTCCGCCGAAGAGCGAATCTATCCCGCTATCGATCAGAGCATCCGCAATCTTGGTGATTGCATTTACCGCAGCATCGGCAAGTGACCCCCACCAGCCTCGGCCATTGGCAAGACCGTTCGCCATATCGGAAAAGAAACCCTTCGTTGTATCCTTGGCGAAGTTGATCGCATCCTGTGCCTTCTGGATTGCTGATTCCAGACCCGCCATGGTTCCGGCAAGCATCTTGATATAGTCAGCCTGCTTCGGCGTGAGCTCGATACCGTGCTGTTGCGCTTGGTTGAGCATTTCCTGTTCGTATCGAAGCGCATTGGCGGCTTCTTCGGTCATCCCGAGTGCCTGCTGTTCGACCAGAAGCGAGGCTATCCGCCGATCGGCACCGTCAATGATGTCCTGGTAATATTCGGCGTCGGTTTTGCCGTGGCGCCCCTTCTTACCCTTCTTCGTCTTTTCATCGACATCGGTAAGGCCCTTGGCAAGCTCTCTCAGCTTGCCCGCCGCCGCAGATGCTCCACTTTCTATAGCGGAGTACATATTGCCAACGTAATCAGTATTCTGGGCATCACTGAATGCTGCGGTGACTTTTGCGACGGCATTGGAATACCGGCCTGAAACCTTTGGGCCCTTCTGAGGCGGGAACAATTTATTGGGGTTGCCCAAGTCGGGCAGAGTTATATTGAACCGCTCGCCAATCGACTTCAGGCCCATGTTGACTTCGAGCACCATTTGACGAAGGCCCCAGCGGATTTGCTCCATAAGATTGTGCATAGCCAACGCGCCAATCTCATTCATGACATCTGGGAATTCATTCCAGATTACCTTCGCTGCGTTGAAGCCACCGACGAATGCACCAACGATCCAATTCACCGCGTTTTTGACATCTGCCACGACATCGCGCCCAAATATGTCGTTGAGTTCATCGCGAAATATATTTGCGGCAATGACGGCTGCGGCAAAACCAGCCACCAGAGCGGTAGCGGGGTTAGCGAGCGCGAACGACGCACCCATGCTGATCGCAGCTACAGAGACACGGCCCATCCAAGCAATCAGATTTACCATTCCAGCTATAACGGATGGCGCATAGATCAACGCGAGTGCGGCAGCTGCGGTAGTAGCATATGGAGCAATAGCCTCCAGATTATCCGCGAGGAAAATCAGGGCTTGTGAGGCGCGCTTAGGCCAATCCACCATTTGCAGACCAGCAGCGGAGAGCGAAACAAGACCAATCGTCAACAGACTAACCGGCGAAATCACGGACATGAATGCCGCGCCGAGCCCGCGTAATGGGTTCTCCATCATACTGATGACTGCTGCAAGCTGTGTACCCTGCTGCAAGCCGATCTGGAACGCGCCCATGCCCATCTGGGCTGACACGGCGATATCCTGAAACTGTGCCGCGATATTGGCTGTATTGAACTTGCTCGCTGCCTTGATGTTGTCGTTTGCGGCAGCACTCGCCAGCCGAAGTGACTGTTGTGCTTGCCTTGCAGCGCCCGCTACGCGTTCCAGCCCAGCTTCGGCGTTATTCGTTCCTGCCGCAAGCCGCGAAGCCGCAGACGCCGCGCCCGTACTCGTTGAGGAAAAACCGTTTACCGCCGCTTCAGCCCGCTTTGCGGCACCGGACATCTTATCAAGCGAACGAGTGCCCTTTTCAACCTGATCACTGCGGACTTCCAAGCCAAGTGTAGCGATGTCAGCCATGTTGCGTTCCTTTCAGGCGAAAGCTATCGTCCTCGCCACCTGAAAGGAGACGGGGCATGAACTATCTATTTTTCGGGGCTATTATTTTCGGCGTTTCCGCCGGAGCAGCCTCGGCTGAAACATTGGCTGAACAAGCTCAAAAATGCTGGAATCCACCACCATTTTCAGCTGATGCAGATATTGACGCCGAGTTCGATGTTCTGTTGACCGCGAGCGGTGCGGTCAAGGACATCACCGTAACGTCGTATAAGCCTCAGAACGACTTAGGTAAGGAAGCTGTCAAGTCAGCCTCTAAGGCTATTGAGATGTGCTCCCCTTACAAAGGTGGCGTCGAAGGGCTTAACAAATTCCGGATGACTATCGATGAAGGTGGGGCAGCTATTAACCCGTTCAAATAAACAAGGGGGCTTAGCTCCCCTATTTATTGCCTCCACCACTGCGCAAAGAGCCATCCCTTTAGACCAGATCGACTTCTTTTTTCGCTCTCGACTCCGCTCGTAAGATTTGCTTCTCTTGATGCGGGGATATTGAGGGGCTTTCTATGCGCAACTTCTGGGTTCTGACCATTTGCTTGTGTTCGTCAGGCTGCGGGACAATTACGTTGCCAACTGCAGCAAAGCTTGACGACGGCACAACGCTAACCGGAACGGCAACAGCCGCCGTTTCGGGCGGAACATTTCAGCTTACACAACCGGGCGGCTCACTTTCTTGCAGCGGGACCTATAACGCGCTGGATACGTCACCGACGATCACAATCCCGGTGACTTGCAACGATGGCAGATATGGCTCAGCGGTCATTACCCGCGCCCGTGATGGTATGAGCGGAAGCGGCTACGTTACAACATCGGACGGGAAGCGCGGCGTAGTCGCATTTGGCAACAATGCGGAGTTAGTCATTTCGGCCCCATCGTCGTACGGAACCCTGCCAACCTACTCGCCCACGACGTCAGCCTCATCCGCTTCGTATAGCCGACCGCGCACATCTTCATACCGTACTTATTACCGCGGTCCGCGCGGCGGATGCTATTACATAAATTCAAACGGGAACAAGACCTATGTGGATCGCAGCATGTGCAACTAAAAAGGGGAGCCAAGCCCCGTCTCTGTCATGCTGGCAGCCTCCGCCACCACACTACCCACTCATGGATCGAGCGCTATAATTCCCCCAAAGAGGGAATCCAGATGAAAGCACTTGTGACCGCCAGTCTCGCCCTGCTCTTCCTTTCCAGTTGCGCTGGCAACCGCACGCCTGACCCTGAATACAAAGAAGTTCGCTGCAAGCAGCTGCTCAGTCGGACGGAATACGCAGCCATCCGGGAAATCGAGCGAGTACAGGCCAGAACCGAAGCTGCCCAGTTGGGTTGTTATCAGCAAGGTTGAACGAGGCTCGACACCTCCCGGCGACTGCTTGTCCATCGCTCCGCGTGCGATCTCCTACCCCTTCTTCCGTTTGAAGCCGCGCAACAGCGATGCAACGCCATGCCCGTCACTGGCTGGTGTTTCATTCTTCAACTGGTCGCTGGATTTCGTTTTCTGCCCTGCCCGCGTAACAGCGAGGATGGCGTTATCCAGTAAGCAGATCAGTTCGACCTCCCATGTCAGCATCGAGATGCCATGAACACGGCTATAGGCGTCGATCTCTCCATACGAGATCGGATTTGCAGACATGCCAACTGATCGGCGGGCGTTCAGATCAAGGAACCAGCCCCAGACGTGCCGTAAATCGTCTGGGAAGTCTGGCAGGACGGTAGGCCGTCGTTTAGCGAATACGGCCTCGCCGAACGAAATTAGCTCGCTGGCGAGGCTTTCACGAAAGCCAGTTGATTATCCGCCGCGGCGTCGATTTGCTCGGCAATGAACCACAAATCCGGGTTGGTCAGCACTGCTCGGACGTTTTCCGTCGTGCATTCAATGGCCTTGCCGCCTCGCTCGAATCCTTCCCACGAAAGTACAGCAGCCACCATCACATCAATTGCGCGATCTTCGATTTCTTCGACCGTCTGAACTTTCTTCGGATTGCGCTTCTGGTCGCGAATGTTGGCATTAGCCAAGCGCCGCTGGACATCACGAACGCGTTGCGACTGATACGACGCAACGCGAACTTTCATGCCCAGTTTCTTGCCTGTGGTCGGGTGAACAATATCCACCTCGAAACCTTCGTCAAATGCCTTCGCCGCACCGTCAAATACTGACAGATCCATCTGTGAACTTCCTGTTGATACGTCTGTGGAGAAACGGTTGATAAACTGTTGGAATTACGGGGTTCCGGCCGCCGCCTCTTGTTCAAAAACGGCAGTCGTAATGCCGAGATTGAAAGTCGTGGTGACCACATCATCGGCTTCGCCGTAGCTTTCCTTGGCCGACTGTACGAGCGCGTGAAAATAGAACTCGGTCGGGGTTCCGGTTTCATCTGGCGCATCGTTCGCGATGATACGGATAGCGTAAGCCAGATTGGTTTTTTCAGCCGCCCTCAGCGCGATCTGGCCGGCGTCGAGAGGATCACGACCACACACCAGGGCGAGAACGCCAGCATCCCGAGCACCCTTGAGGTGGCGCACACGGGCATCGGAAAGGCTGGTGAAAGTGACGTCGTTTGCCTCATCACCAAATTCGCCGAGGTTCTGGACTTCACCGACCGGAACAAACGAGAGTGCCTTGTACGCTGTGATGATAGCGGCCTCATTGGCACCGGTTACGGGAGTTGCAGGCCCGATAGCAATCGTAGAGCCCGAAGCAGTTGTAATCATGGGTCTTCTCCATATGAAAAAAGCCCCGGATCGGGGCTGTTAACGGCTCAGGCCGGATGAAAGTTATGCGAAACAGTCGTATGAGATCGTCACCGGCACTTGCCAGTGCGTCTCGTCGCTGAACCCTCGCGCGATGTCGGGCGCCTTGGTGATGCGAACGGACAATCCGTCTTTCGGCAGTTTAAGGTCAGTCGGGAAGTGTTCGGCCACCTTCCCTGCATTCTCGGTGGACTTCGTTGCCCCACCGTTCAAAGGCAGGAACACATCTATCTGAAGAATGCCCCGCCTTTGATGAGGCTCAGTTGACCCGACAAACCGCCGTCGCGAAGTGTTCGGCACATGCGTCACACGCAAATATCCCGTAGCGGGCCTCTGGAAGGCGATGTTCGGCCAAGCGACCGGAAGCGCAGGATTAAGCACCAAAGACGCAACGCGCTCGAATAGAGCGTTTTCTATACTCTTCTCGATCGTCATGTCAGAGCTTGAGCCTTTGCTTCACTTCTTTGGCTTTGGCGGCAACGATTTCTTCCCACCGCTGACCGATGAGCGTTACCCACGGACGCGGAGCCGCGCCCTTGGCACCATAGTGGACATATGCCGCGTAGTTGGCGGTGTAGCCGAGATAGATGGTATCTCCGAGGTCCGCGCTATTGATGACCAGGATGACTGGCTGCAGATCAGGCGGAACCGACACGCCGGGATTGTCTCGATACAGCCTTGGCATGGCTTCACGTGACGCCATCAGAGAGGCACGAAGAAAGCCGGTTCGCCTGTAATTCTCAGATGATGGCTGGTCATAGACCATGTCCGACAGAAGTTTGTCCATCTGACTGACGAGCTCTTGCGCGCTCTCTTTAAACACGACTTCAAGCGCGCCATCGACTTTAACGGCCCACTGCCCGACGGTTGCGGCAAAAGACTTGGCCATTATTCCACCAACTGAGCGACGAAATCGATCTTGTATTCGGCCACGCACTTGCATCCGATCTTGTGCCGGGCCGGAATGCCTGGAGCATGCGGATACATGATCAAGGTGCCGTCTGGCGCGACGAATGGTTGGTCATACCTGACCTTCTGTCCTCGCATCGCAACATGCTGCGCTCGCGGGTGCTCCTGCGGTGTGTGTCGCCAAGTCTTGGTGACGATGTCTGCCGAGAGATTTCCGTTATCGATCTGCTGGCGAAAGGCGATGTCTTTTGCCGCTGCCATCGCATCGAATGTTTCATTCAGGGCGATCGTGTCGGCCCGAAGCTTCAGCAGGCCTGCACTATAACGATTGACGATCCTGTCCACGACTTCCGCCGGCAATGGGGTTTGTTCCTTAAGAGCTTTCGTCACCGTTCGGTCAAATCGCTTGTCTCGCCGGCCGCGCTCCAGATAGTTCTTCAACAGCGTCGGATCGCCTGAAAGCAGCTCATCACGAGCGCTCTGGACGAACTGAGCCTGTGCTGCCGTCAGACCGATAATCCCGCCTTCCCGCATTCCAGTAGCTCGGTTCACAGGTCCAACGATGGCTTTGGCGGCCTTCGTCGGATTGTCGCCACGCGCCAGACTTTCCGTTAGTTCGGTGCGGATGCTTTCGACCTGGTCAGCGACGATTCCCGACACAAGGCTGGCTGAATGATCGCGTAGCCAGTTTTCAGCAACGACATTTCGCGCATCCCATCGAATAACAACGGTGTGGCCCTCTGGGTCCTTGAGAGCTGGCATGTTGGATACAGTGTCGACGCCGCCCGCGTTGAACGCTTGACGTAGAGCCTCTTCGAGCGGATTGAATGCCGCCTCTTCAATGAACATTGCATCAATCGCGCCGGATATATCGCCCTTCTCCAGCCGTTCAACGACCCTCCGAAGGACAATGTTCGAACGAATTTCGTCCACGGCTGACATGAACGCGGCGCGCAGGATTTGTTCGAATGTGGCGACAATGGCTTCAAACCGTTCGCGACTTGTGAGACGTTTAAGCACGTGCCTGCAACTCCCAGAAAACCAGGGTTCCAGCCGGGTTCAGTGGTTTCGCCTGAACAATTGAACTGACGACACCGCCGATAATGACCCTGTCAGTTGTCGTCGGCTGTATCGTCAGACCCTTGGTGGCGACATAGACCTTCTTGTCGGTCGACTTGATGAGCGTCCCGTCAACGTCCTTTTGGTCGTAATCCAGCGCCACCAAAGTGCACGGATAGTCGGTATCGCTTGTGCCGGGGTCCCACGGAACGCCTGATGTCTCAGTACGCCGGATAGCGCCAGTCTGGCCGAACTTGTCGATAAGACGGTTCGCTGTAGCAACCGAGCGGGCATAGTTGAACTTGGCCATCAGCCCACCGATTTCAGCCATAGACAGGTGGCATCAAGATCGCGCAGATACGGCGCGAGCATGCCATCAACTGTCGAGATTAAGGGCGTGAGGAATGCTGCCGTGCCATCGGATTGAGCATTCGCATACTGAACTTCAAGGTCTCCCACCTTCTCGCGAACAATCGCAGACGATGAGGAACCTGAGTTGTTCAGGCTGCCGGGGTTCACCGCTTCCTCATAGGCGGCATAGAACGAGGCATAACTTACCGCCTGTGGGATTACGTCGGAAGGTATCGCCGTGCCTCTCAGTGACGCACCTATGCGAGGCCACGCCCGTTCCTGATCGAATGTGGCGATACGACCGATGAACCGGTCACCATAGACAGCATCAATGTACAGACTGCCGCGCTGACGAAGAACGGCAAGCGACGGCGCATCATCGGGCAATGTGTATCCGTTCTCGGTCAGCCATAGCTGGAACTGATCGTCTGTGCCGTAGCCTGCCATGTTCGTTATTCCGCCAGTTTCGCGTCGATCAGTTCCTGAAGCTTCTCGTTGGAAATGTTCTTGGCATACTCGATGCCGAGTTCATCCGCCTTCTTCTTCAGCTCGTCGCGCTCATTCTGAGCCGGGTTGGTGATAGCGGTCTTGCCCTCGCCGTCGCCGGTGATGACCTCATATCGACCGACCCAGCCCTTCGGCTCTTCCTTGACGGTCACTTCGGTGCCAACCGGGATTTCACCTTTGGCGCCAAAGATGCCCGGCTTCGTGATTTTCACACGCATGCTCTGTTCCTTCCTGAAAGAGGATGCCCGGCACTAAGGCCGGGCAGGTTTCATCAGTTAACCACGGTGCTGTAGAAGACACCCGTTTTCCCGTTGAAATCGGCCCGGATTTCCAGACCCATCGCACCCATGACCAAGAACTGATAGTTATCCGTAGGGTTCTGACGAACCTTGGCAGTCGTGTTGACGGCCATGCCGACGAGCGGGCGAATGTATTCCGCGTTCGGAACGAACCCGAAGAACTCATTGCCCTGAAGCTCATAAGTCACCGCGATCTTGTTGATACGGCGATTGGTGAGCAGATAGGACAGGAGCGTGCCGCCCTTGAACCCGGTTGAGCCCGAATAGGACTTGTCCAGATTGCGCCCGATTTCCGGCGAGACGTACAGATTGACTTTGCCGGTGATGAGGTTGTCATCGAGCATGGCGCCGAGCGTCTGGGTGATGAAATTGTCGATATCATCACTGCCAGCCGTGGTCAGATCGATATTCGCGCCGCCCGCAGCCGAACCGAGGTTGATCGCCTTGGAATAAGGCGACGTGCGGATGCCGTATGCGGTGTAGCCCTGCACGGTGATCGTCGGATCGCCATCCAGAGCATACAGGGCCATGTCGCGACGGATCTTGGCGGTATGCGCTTCCTGATCATCCGACAGAGCGTCGAAATTCTCAGACTGCAAGGTGTTCCATTCCCGCCATTCGCGACCGTATGCCGTCGAGAAGATCGGAACGGGCGTGCCGCGATAGTCATAGGTGACCTTATCCAGAGGAACCGGCACCTGACCGGAAAGTGAGCGGACAACCGTACCGGCATCCGAAGACACGCGGTTCAGGTGAACGAGCTTCCCGATGTTGACCGGCTTGGCGAGCGGCATCAGATCGGCCATATAGACCTGACCTTCATCGTTTCGCATCACGCGGCGAGTGATCCCGTCGAGTTCGAGCCACGCATCACGCGGCAGAACTGCCGACTGGTTGCGCACTGCGGCAAGAGCATCTTCGGAATTGTGGAACCATTCACGGTCCGCCGAGACCTCATCCCACCAACCGGCGTGAATACGCGAGCTGTTGAGAAGCTGGGAGGAGAAGTAACGCATGTGGTGTAACTCCCTTATGCCGCTGCCAGATGGCCCTTGGCTGCGCGCACACGCACAAGATGGTCCGATCCGGTGGTGTTGTTGTAAGCCTCTTCGGCAATCGCGATGATGCGCGCGTCAGCGGCAGCGATAATGAATCGGCCAGTGGCGTTCGTCGTGAGCTTGGCGCCCTTGGTGATGTTGGTGCCGGTCGGAACGCGGACATTGAAGAACTGCTCATCGAGCATTTCCATGCCGATCATACGGTCGCCGGCCGACCAAGCATCGTCCACGCCCTTTAGGACAAGGTAATTGTCCTGAGCGATGAACACCTTTTCGTTGGTGGATGCGCCAGCGATAGCAAAGCCGCCAGTGCCGTTCAGCACCACAGCGAGGCCCGGAAGGGTTGCTGCGGCTGCAATGCCCTCTTGAACTTGGGGAGTTGCTTCGGTGAACGGGCCGGCGAAAATCTTGTTGTAGCGGGCCATGGATTATTCTCCTTCCGGAACCTTGAAGCCGGGCTTTTCAGCGGACGGCTTGAACGCACCATTCAGGGCAGCGGCACGGCCGGGTTCGGCCTTGGGCGCAAGCTCCTTGAGTGCGTCGATGGAAAGCGTATTGGCCACGGCTTCGGTGAGAAGATTGGCCTTCACCACCTTGTCGACCAAATCGGCCTTCTCGGCGTCTTCTTTGGCCTTCTGGTTGGCGACCATTTCATTTTGTGCATCGACCAGAGGCTTCACAGCATTGGCCACTGCTTCGCCGATGGTTTCGCCGATCTTGGCAAATCCGTCCGAGAGGGTTTTGACCTCATCGGAAAGCGCCTTGAACTGCTCGTCAGAGACAGACATGTCGTCTTCCTTTCGATTGGTTGAGGGAACCCGCTCGGACAGGCCAACGGCCTCCATAATCGCGGACTTCATTCGCTCCAGCACGGACGCCTTGGAGCGCCGTTCCAAAGCTCGGGCGAGGCTGTCCACCGCCCAATCCATTTCGCGGTCAGCATCCTCGATGAAAGAGTTGATGACCTCGACTTCCTGTTTTTCGCCCTTGGCGTTGACCAGCATACCGACACCTTGTTCAGGCGTTGCCGCGCCTTGCTCATCAAGCAGGATGGCGTCATGGTCGAATTCCAGGGCTCGAGCGATATGCTTGTAGTTCACGTCACCGTTTGCGGCTTCCAGAATGGCAAGAAGACCGGTTGACGTATGAATGGGCCCGCCATTGTCGATGGCTTCCAGAACCCGCTTTCCGCCGTCTGATCGGCTAGCGGTTTCCACATCGATGACCTTGTCGAGGAACACCCGACCATTCTCACGGCGCACGTTTTCATTCCAGGCGCCAATCCAGCCAAGATTGATGCCTTCCGGATCTCGAGCCGAGACGAATGCACCATTGATCATTGGGTGGCCGAGTGGTGCTGGGGTTCTCTCCAGACCGGCGAAGCTCTTCGCGATCTCATCAGCCGGATACATGATGTCGTTCATGACGATATCGTCAGGGAGAGTGGCAGACGGGACGATAACCACGTCTCGCCCGTTTCTCTTCTCGCGTCGGATCGCACCGGTGTTAGCCAGTGATCGGATATTCACCCGAACGGTTTTGGACATTTTCAATCCTTTTCGGATATTAAAAGCCAGCACAGGCAACGGGGGCTGCAAAAATGCTGGATCGCAATTCTTGGGACTACATGCGCATGATCGAACGCGAGTTCGTGAGAACTCTTGATTTCGTTTCTCTAAGTGATGAGCATGCGAAAGTTCACTCTAACGAGTACGCCAAACTGTTACTGTTGGCAGGGAGTGAAGTAGACAACTTGATGAGCATTATTGCGTCACGGGTCGCGGGGACATCTGTAACAAATGTCAAGAAGTGCCAAACAGTGCTTTGTGCCCACTATAGTGACTTCCATACAGTGGAAATATCTATTCCCCGCAACAATCAAACAGTTCAGCCTTTCGCGGCGTGGGCAAAAAAAGAAAATGCACCCGACTGGTGGATTGCCTACAACCACGTTAAGCACAATCGGCACACAAACTTCCGTGAGGCCAACCAAGAAAACTGCATGAAGGCAATTGCTGCGCTAGTTGTCCTGAATCTTTACAAGTTTGGTGACTGCCTTGAGCCCTACACCGAACTCTTTGACCCCGGGTATCCTCAATCAATTTCCACGTCTGGATCCATCAATCTTCCTGGATTTGTGAATCCTTTGGACGTGTAATAGCCGCCGCCATACCCTCTTCATCGTCCTCACGGTATCGCTGTTCGTCCGTGAGTGGTTCCTTGCCGACTACTTCACGCATCTCATCAGCAGTGAATACCAACTCATTGGATGCGCTCATCTTCTGGTTGGTATCTGCCATCTTGGCTACACGGTCGATCTTCTCGGCCATGGACGTTTCAGTCAGGTCGGCCCAATCCAGATACCAGTCCTTTTCCGGCAGTATGCGGAACCGCTCAAGACGGTTGACGAAGTCCATAATGTTCGGGCGGACTGTGCTTGTCCGGCGGGACATATTTGTTTTGGCCCATTCGTCAGCGTCTTCCGTGCTGGCGCGCTCGCCCGTCTGTGAACCGACAAGGATCTTGACCGGTATCGAGATGGAAGCTGCGAACGCCTGGAGGGCGATGGCAAAGAAGTGTTCCGGGCTCGGCAGTGTGACGCCAAGTGTCTTGGCAGTCATGCCCTGCATCATCAGAAGCTTGTCAAAGCCGCGCTGCCAATCTTCGACCTGGTCGTTCATGCGGTCGACAAGCTCATCAACCGGCACGCCCATGACCTTCGCCATCTCGTCAAGTTTGGCTTCAGCGTCGACTTCGAGCACCGGCGCTGACTTGGCGTTCTTCCAAAAGCCCTCACCGCCCGCACCGCTCACCTTCTCCAACGTGATTAGGTCGTTGTAGCCGGGTTCAAGTAGTGAACGGCAATCCAGTGTTCCATCCCGCGACCAGACAATCACCCGATCTGGATGCAGCATGAACTGGCGGGGCTGGCGAGTTTCTTCTCCTACGCTGGCCTCATTGAACTGATACATCAGCGGCTGACCGTAGGTATCGGACATTTCATCCGTATCCCATTGCGAGACCTGCAACTGGCCTTCCCACGCCGGGATGACTTCGACTAGCCCCAAAAGCCCGCCCGGCACCGTATCAACCGGCTCCGAGAACTTCTTGTTGTCAGCTAATCGAAGGATCAGACCGGAGTACGCTCCGACCAGTGAACGACGATCGGTCTCGGCAATGCGTGACCAGATGCGCAGGTCTTCGAACCTCTGGCGAATATCGGATTCAAGCTTCGTCTCCTCGGTTCTCTTGCCCTCTGACCCGTCACGCTGCTTTTCCTGAAGGAATGGATTGTCCTGCCAGGTCTTCAGGATTGTCTTGTCAACACCAGCTGCGGCAATACCGTTTCGGCGGTACATGCCATACAGCATATCGAATGTCAGGTTTTCAGGATATCCGAAATCAGCGTAATGATTGTGCTTGGCGGCGCTGAAGTAGCCCGGGAACATAACGTCGAGCCGACGCGCCGCGGCATTGGCCAAGGCTCGAATTGGGTTCATCGGTGCCTCTTGCTTAAGAACATGGCGACGTTTTTCTCGTCACCAAGCATCAATTCAGTGATTGCCCATACAAGGGCGTCGGCACGGTCAGGCGATCCCTCACCCACGTAACCGGAGGCAGTGAAGTTGCACATCTGGTCTTCAAGATCGGGGAAAATGCCCACGTGATGCACTTTGCCTTGCTCGTACAAGGCGCTGATCGGCTCGGCTCGAACGGCTTTGCCTCGACTGGCAACAACTTCCTTGAATGCAGCCTTCTTGTCGGCGGTCGCCACCGTGAAGCGTACCATGTCGCCGCCGTAGTTCCGCTCACCGACAATCCGGTCAGCTTCGAAACGGTGATAAAGGTCGACTGCCCGCCTGCCCCATCCTTCCGGCGACAATTGGCAAGTGCCATCTTCAAGAATGTAAGCGTGACCGTCTACCCCACGGCCGGCGACAACGATGCCGATATCGTCGCCTCCGTCATCTCCACGCGTGCCTGATGGATCGACAGCAACCACGATACGAACAAGCTCTGGCGCCTGTTTCACTCGCAAGCTGTCTATACCTGGCATAATCTTGCCGTCGACAGCCGTGCGGTCATCCAGCGCCCACAAGGCGCCGTTGACTTCACTTGCCCATTCGCCTGCTTCAAAACGAAGCCGCTTTGCTGCTGACATCGAGGCCAGCACGTCGAAATACTCAGCCGGCAGATTATCGGCATTATCAGAAGGGTTTACTTTCATCTCGACGTAATCGTCGGGATTAGGAAGCGCCTCTTTCGTGCCAGGCTTCATCTTCGCCCGGAATAGCTGAAAGCTCCAGTGCAGCTTGGAGGGCGGGTTACAGTCGAAATAGGCCTTGAGCGCCAGATACTGCCGTCCGGTGGCTTTCGCTATTTGAGCCGCGAGCTCACATTTCTGGGCCAGTCGTGACATTGCGGTTTCAACCGATGCCCACGGTATTTGGCTGCTTTCATTGAAATAGAGCGTTGCGTATTCCTGCCCAAGGATCTTCTCAACGCGCTCCTTGTCGTCCAATCCCGCAATCCAGACCTGAGAACCGTTCGGTAGCTCGACATAGAAGTCAGTCTTATCGAACCGCACGCGCAGCGATGGGAAGCAAAGCTTCAGAACCTTCGGCAGAGTGTCGGACCACACGGAAGTCTTGGCGTGATTGAACCGGAAACGGAAAATTGCGTGCCGAGAGCCTGGCGCATTGATTGCCCGCTGAATTATTGCGCGGAGAAGTACGAAGGTCTTTCCAGATCGTGAGCCGCCGCGCAGCATGATATTGCGCGCAGGGCCGGCCAGCAGCCGGTTAGCCTGTCGTTGTTTCTCCGTAAGTTGAATTGAAGCCATGTCTCACAGTTCAGCGTCCTCTTGCGACACAGTCAGAGATATTTCGCCAGTATGTTCATGCTTCTCCACCATAAAGCCGAGCATCTTTGCCAGATCGACCAATGCGCCCTTCTTATCGTGAAGCTTAAACTTGATGCGGCGAACGTCTCGCGCATCTTCTCCGCGACCGTCTTTGAAGTCCTCAACAGTGACCTCTGCCAACGCTGCCGCTTGCTCGCGTGTCAGGTTCGAGAAATCCAGATAAGGGTCGCCATCCGTTCCGGCTCGCATGTAATCGAGCATGTTCGAAAAGCCGATCTTGGCTAGTTCCTCAACAATGCGCTCTTTCGTGATTTCAAGCTTGGCAGCGGTCTTGTTTTGGCCTTTTGCGATGGCTTCCTGCACCTTAACATTTAACAACAGGCGGGAACCTTGCTGTTGTGCAGTCTTCTCGCTGTACCCTGCCCGTATCGCCGCCTGTGTGGCATTCAGGTCAATTAGGTATTCAGCGACAAACCGCTCTTGTTTCGGCGTGAGACTCACGGTTCTATTCCTGATGGGTATTGGATGGAGGGAAAGCAGTGAGAAAGACTACAGGCATAAAGCTCACCAACGTCGGGCACGTCAAAATGACCGATGTTGAAATTCATGGGTTTGATACTGGAATCGATGCCGACCGAGTAGCGACGTTTGAGACTTCACGAGTGGTAGTAACCGACGGAGGTCACAGATTCACCCTGACGGAGGAAGAAGTTGCGAAAGTTCGCGAAATTATTTCCTCAGCACAATCGAAAGATGAGGCCGTGAAGGCTATTTCTCGGTTGGACAGCCTAGTTCTATGGACCAAAGGGAATGCCATCGATTTAATCGCTCTGGCTCTTTCTGTCTGGAGTACGTTTAAGACTTAGAGGCTTCCATTTCCGGGCCTGCCCACTTCACTTTGCGCTCGCTCTATGCTGAATTGCCAGAGGGAGGCTTATCATGTTTGAAAATCAGAAAATCGGGGTGACTTGCCCTAAATGCGGAAATCAGATTGAGCAGACTGTCGGTTGGCTTAAATCCAACGACAAGATCACCTGCCCGGGGTGCAGTTCTGTCTTGGTCATCGATAGCGAAAAGCTCTTCTCCGGAATTGAGAAGGCCGAGAAGGCTGTCTCGAAATTCAGGAAATCTATCCGAAATATCGGAAAGTGAAGATAGCATCTCATGCAATCCAATCATGTCGATGGATAGCTTCAGGTCACACAACGCCATCTGCTCTCTCCAATGAAAAAGCCGCCACCCCAAGGCGACGGCTGAATTACTCGCGAATATCGTCAAATGACTTGGTACGCGGCGCTTGATCGTGCGGCCCTCTGGCGAAGACAACCAGATCACCATCAGCTATTTCTCGGCGCGCCCTCAAGTCCCATCCGCGATGAATGAAGTGTGGTGGCCCGAAGGCCTTTACCGCTGACCAGTATTCCTCACCGCAGAACCCGACGAAGTGAACACATCGTTTCATCTGGGCGACCTCTGATACACGGTGGCCTACCACCATACGGATAGGATCAGAACGGGCCAGTTCGCAAAGCTGGCTTTTGGCCCTTGGCCTCATGCAGAGGCTGGCATTGCCCGGCTACGCCGCCGTTCTGATTTGGTGCGAGGAACGGGCAGGCTTCCGAGGACCCTTTTCATCCCTCGCAGACTGAGACTAAGGTTGAATTTCATGACCCGTTTACAACCAATCCGTTTTGCTTAAGCTGCCAACCGTGCGTTTCGGAAAAACGCAATCATGCGGGGGATAAATCCGACAGTTGCGGGATAACGAGCGAACACCTCGCCATCGTATCGAGCGAGTGCGAGGGATGATATGCGCTTTCTAGCCTCATCGACAGAACGCGCCGGTATTTCAATGCTCCAATCAGCGCCATCATATCGATAGCTGAAAAGGAATTTACGAAACACATCATTCTTGGAGGAGACAGACATGCAATACGTCCTTTATCGAGATAACGCCGGATACTGGCGCTGGCGTCTTCTGGCCAACAATCACCGAACTATTGCCGACAGTGGCGAGGGATACGTGAACAGAGCTGATGCGGTAAACGGCATCAACCTCGTCAAGAGCTCCGCCCCTGCCCCTGTAGTCGAGAGATAATCACAACGACCAAGCGTTGCGCACCAGTCACTGGCTTCTTGGCTTCCGCTACTATCTGGTGCGCCGCGTTCTGATTACTGACACCGGAAGCATGAAACAGAGGCCGATCCGGTGTTTACTGTGCGAGATAACCATCTCTAGGTCTGCGATGCGCTTTCCGCCATTTCTTGCACCGTTCCAGCTTGAAGATGACGAGATCATCCCAGCATCTGCTTTTCAGCATTTTACGGTTCTTGGCGACATAACGCTTTAACTCTCGCGGTCCCTTCATGGCTCTCCGCTGTCTCAATCCCTCATGTCTCGCGCTACCCGGATAAGTGGGGCGGTACTGCATGAGGGCTGACTATTGATCCTGCATTTAGATATTTGCATTATCCTGATGGGAACAGGAGGCAGCAATGTATCAGATCAAGGTATTGGAACTCTTAGAAGACGGAACTTCACGGCCATACGAGTTCACCGAACTCGAAACCGCTCAAGAGTTTGTCCGACATGCCACGTTTGACCTTAAGGTATGGATCGAAGGCTACAATATCTTTGACCGTGACGACTTCTTGAAACTCCGGTCAATGCCGCAGGATGAGGCCATCCCGTTTTGATTGGTGCGCTAGTCGGACCCTTTCGGGCGAGGCTCTCACAACGTCTTTACGCCACCATTAACCGACTACGGCTATCTTCGCTGGCCGTCAGCTACTTGCGAGGAGCCGCCTCGCATTCCGTTGAGGCGTTGCCTCGAATTGGTGGAACCCGTGCGTTCTGCCCGCACCTTTCAGCTCATTATCCCTTCAGAGGATAAAAGCGGTTGATCAATTCCGCTGCTGGCTACTTGCCAAAGGCCCCTTGTTTGGCGCCGTGGGAGGTTTTGCACTTCCGGGCAACCGGTTGGACATTCGGTCGCCTGCTACTTGCACCCGCATAAAATTAAAACCAATGATCCTGCATTTGTTTCAGGAAGCCTACATCAATTGGATAGCCGGATGCGTCACCAATCACTGAATCAATGCTGCAATGGGGACAAAGCGCCGTATCGTAGTCATCAACCCATTCTCTGATTGCACTCGGCTCGAATATTTCAAGACAGTAGAAGCAGCCACATTTCGCGCTGGCCTCAATCTCGGGTCGGTGATGAATGGAACGCTTATGAGCTTCGATAATATCCACTTTTGCACTCATAAAAAAACGGCCCGAAGGCCGCCTTGCAGAGTGGGCGCGCCTTAAGCGCAAATCACCACATTACAAAATATAGTGTAATTCGCTTAAGCGGGCAACTACCTATCGCGTTTTATAGCCCCAATGCACAGCCAATTCTTCGAGGCCATCTTTGATATAATCGCTGAAAGTCGTTTTCTCGCGCTGCGTCGTTGCTATATCGGCAATTTCCATGCCCTGCCCTACGACTTTGATCATGATATCGAAGGTGCGTTTGCCGAGAACCGGCAGGCAACTATTGAGATGTTGCGTTGCCTCGACCACACGATCAGGCAACGGATCAATTGCCTTGCCGCCGTCAACCTGAACCCGGCCGTAGTCGATAGCAATGGCACCCTTTGCTCCTGACTGCTCCCAGTACATACGGAAACGTCCGGCAGCAGCCCACTGCGCGTCATTGATATGACCACGAGCATAAAGAGTGCCGACCGCGCTTTCCCGGATATTGACCAACGCTTCAACCTTGATCGGATTCGACCTGGAAGGCTGATGCGCCGGGTTGAAATGAGGGTTCGGAGCTTCGCGTACACGTACTGTTGATTTCAGGCTGCCCGGCTCATCATGCTTACGCCGCGCCACTTTAAGCGCATCGCGCAATCTCTTGTCTGCAATCTTTCGCTGTTCAGTCATCGCCGCCATGTCTGTTCCTCGTTGACCTGGTTATGCTTGATCGGGATCGTCTCGGAACTCGCCGCACCAATGATCCCGTTTTGTCAGATTTGATGTTGAGCGCGGCAATGAGCATGAAGTCATGCCGAGTCCTGCCGCCGCGTCATGGTTCTGGTTAGGAGGGAAGCGGACACACTCGCCAACTGTCGCGTTCACCCAACGCCAGTAATCGCAGCCAGCACAACAAAAGGCCAGTCTTTGCATAGAAAGCGTCTATGCTTTTCTGTGTCTGGACTTCTGCCGGTACGTTGCTGACCACGTAGAGCATCGCCCTGTCCTATGCTGCTTGCTTGTGCGCCGCGCTGAAGGGTTGAAGCCCCTGCGCAATGCGGATTTCATCTGCCAGCGCAATCAGACCCGGCATGGACATACGTCTCCACTGGCCTTTGCCACGACGAACCTTGACCCCTCCGTGGGGCGCGCCGGCAACCTCATAGCCATATTCGGCCAAGAATGGTGCAAGCCCGTGGATGCCGGATGACGTTCCCTGCTCGAACCGGCGGGCTCCATGCTTGGCGAGGTATTCATTGATCAAAACTGTCTCAGGTTTCATGATAGTGTTCCATGCTTGACAAAACGGGCTGGGCGGCGGTTTTCATGACTGATCATCGTATGGACCCGTCGATGCGCATCGGCTTCGCTGATCCCCATGATCCTGCCTATTTCCAGCGTGTCCTTGCCTTGACGCCAAAGACGAAATGCTTCGCCGTAAACCGCGTCTTTCTCTGCCATGTAGCGGGTGATGGGCTGGCGCATCACACCGCCCTCGCCGGTCCGTAAACTGTTGCGGTTTTTGCCACCCAGAGAGAGCCAGCAGGATATTCATGCTTGGCTCTGGAAACCCATGTCCCGTGATCGATGCCAACTGCCAGAACATCGCGACACTTTGTGTGATCGGCCTTTGTGTGGGATTTGCTGTAAGAAATCGCTTCTGCGCGAGCCTTCTCAACTTCCCGGACATAGGCCATGTTGTCGAGGATCGGCTTCATTACCCGCTCGCATTCCCGGCGAAGCTCTGGCGGCGACGGCATGAACCCGTGCTGTAGATCGGAATGGCCCTGGATGATGTTCTGGACGGCCATTTCGAGGCTGTGCCGCGAAACACCATGCAGCGCCCGGAAATAGACCTCTTTGAACAGCTTCCGGTCACTTTGAACCCGAGAAGGCAACGCGGAGAGGACGTACATTGCCTTCGAAATATCGTCCTCCGTCACCAACATCGAGTAGGTCTGATGCGTAGCTATCTGGTTCATCTCGTAGAATTCCTCGTTCGCGCAGTTCTTCGGCCCAAATGTCTGTGGCTGTCTCACCACGTTTGGGAGTGGGCTCGCGTCGGGTTGAAGATTTGCGGTTTTCCAGCCATTCAGGCTCAAACCCCTGCCAGCCGGAGGAAATCATCATGTCCACAGCAGCATTCGGGTTCTGACATTTGGCGAATTTGCCAGCGAGAAGCTGCGCTGCTCGCACGGTCATCGGCTTTTTGATCGCCTTGCGATGCTCGATCACGGCTTGAGCGTGATCTTCGTCAACGACCTTCATCAATTCGCTTTTGACGGAAGGCTTCTCGGGCGCTTGCGCCTTAACATCTGAACGAAGTGAAGATGTTATATCTGTATCTGTATCTGTATGGTTGAACGTCTGTTGAACATCCGTTGAATTCGACCGTTGTTTTTGTTGCCTTTTTTCGGCGCTTGCTTTTCCGGCCTTGGAATTATTTTTCAACTTGTTCGCACGACTTGAAATTTCGGCTTCGGCACGATGGTTCGTTATCATGCCATCGATCAGCTGAAGCTTGCCAAGCTCGATAAGCTTTTCGACCGTCTTGACGAACGTGCTCTCACGCATGCCGCAATAGGTGGCGAGGCGCATGACGTGGAATTCTACAGGGCCGTTTTCTTCATAGATGCGGCAGAGCATCATCGTGTAGACGCCGACTTCCTGAGCGGACAGGCCGCGAACACCATGCATGAAGTCGGACGGGTAGAAATCGAAATAAGGAATACGGTCCCGGCTCATTTCACCACCTCGATATCGATCCCGTAGATCGCTTTCATCATCTTTTGCTTGAGGCGGAATACCGGCGTGACAACGCCCTTCACGTCGATGACGCGCTGGCGCTCCTCAACCTGATCCCAGAAGGAGAAATCTGCCTTATAGGTGGCGATCACAAAGCCATCGACCGCGAGGACATACGGGCGCTGCAGCTCGACCGAATGCACCTCACCTGCTTTTTCACGCTGTTTGAGTTGCGCGTAATAGCGCGCCTCTGCCTTGCTATCGAAGGTGATGCCGTCGAGCGTGGTTTTCTTCGCACCGTACTTGTTGCGCTTGCTTGTCTCGCGGTATTCTGCGGCGGACATTCTCATGTCGCCTCGCCTTCCGCCTTGCGGGCGATGGCGTTTCGGTAGTCCTGAGCAACAGCTTCGAGGATTTCAACGTCAACTCGCCGGTTCTCAAGCTCATGATCTGGGCGCTTGCTTTTGCCCTCACAGAAGTCAGCGAGCCACCAGACCTTTTCGTTCTTGATCTTCTCGACGCGAGCAAGCTTGTCTTGGAGAGTGAACGTCATAGCCCACCTCCAAACAATTCGCCTTGGCGTGCATCCTTACGGTCAAGCATGCGCAGAATGGTTTCGCCGCGGTGCTCCTTGTCCCAGACGAACCAAGCGTTGAGCATTGGCGGTGATCCCTGCCCGGTGAAATCGATCTTCCAACGCATGAGGTAGACGCGAGCGGCGGGGAACCGGCTCCAGAATGATGCAAGACCGCCAGCACCGGGCCACGTCCAGTTGAGCAGCAGCGCCATATAATCGACATCTAGCGTTTCAAGGGCGTGGTATAGCCAGCGAGCTTTTCCATTGCCCCAGCCGCATTCTTGAAATGGCGGGTTCGTCACGATGGCCGGAGCCGGAGGTGCCGGGAACTCATAGAAAGACCGTATATCCGCATCGCAACCGCGGTCGATCAAATCCGATGCACGAACGACCAGCCCAAGCGATTCCATTTCTCGGACCATTCCGCCGTCGCCTGCTGCTGGCTCCCAAATGCAAGGAAAGTCGCGCAGTCGCTCAATCTCCGCATGGAGAAATGCGCGTGTAGGTTCCGGGGGCGTCGGATAAAAATCGTCTTTTTCACGAACAAGGGAATCGGCCTTAACAATCTCGCCATCGAGCATGATGTGAACTGGCTTGGCCTTATTGCCCGTCGCTCTGAAAAGTCCGCGTGCTGTAGCCGTCATTACATCCTCCATGCGAAATAGAGGCCGATCAAACAGACCAGCAGGATTGTCAGGAGAGTTGAGAGAACAGCGGCGGCGAAAGGGTTCATCGTTCACCCTTCTCTATTCGCGTCGGGCCTCTGCCATGATTTGGGTGGTAACCATTCATCAGTTGGAATGACCGGCGCGCCTCAACCGCGTCTTGGAAGTTGTCGAAAGTTCCAAGGTGCTTATTCTGTTTTCCATGGCAGCATTGCGCATACCAACGTCTAGTTTTCGCGTTGAAATAGACGCCGTGGGCCCCGGTAGAATTGTCGCTGCGAAGCGGGAGGTTACGCATGTTCTTCCGGTGCGTTACCGCCCGAAGATTTGAATAGGAATTATCGAAAGTGTTGCCATTTACATGGTCAATTTCCGCAAAATCACTTTGTCCAGTCTGCAACGCCCAAGCGATACGATGCGCCGTATAAATGTTCCCATCTATGGAAACCTTGAGGTATCGGCCATTTACAACGCCAGCAGCCTTAAAGGCATAGCGAGTATTGAAAGTCTTATTGTTTGCACGTTCTTTCCAGCGGAGTTCCCCCGAAACTGGATCATAAGTAAGAACTTCGTGCAGACGAGAAATCGGCGGCAACGGCTTCTTTTCCAATTCACTTCTCCACCAATTCCGGGCAAATCCATTCGGCCAGCCACGCGGCCTTGTCACGGAGCCACATTGCCAGGGTGTTCCTGCGCTCGAATGAGAGCCACCTGAGCAAGACGGGCGGTTTCTTCGCGATAAGCGGCATGTTTCTTCCTCGCATCGAGGATCGCCCGCATATCTTCGATTTCGCGGTATTCGATCCGGCTTGCTTCTTTGTTGAAAACGGCTCTAACCCGCCGTCTGGTCCACGCACTGTTACGCCTGCTCAAGAGCGCATAAGCCCGTTCAAGCATCGACTTGACGGGTTCGCGGACACCGCGAGCGCCAATCACATCGTCAAGCAGAGACGCGGCCATATCCACGTCAGACATGGGCTGGTTCTCCTTGGCTGAAAAATCCACGTTCTCGGACGAACGATCCGTATTCATGGGTAACCCCGCTGCTACGTTTCAGGACAGCAAAGACGCCCTGAGACGAAACGAGAGCAGGAGTTGAGGTTTGGAGCACATCGGGCATGCAGCATGGCGCGTTCTGCAAAACGCACGAAAAGCAGCGATTGCCCGAAAAGAAAAAGACGCGGGTACCGAAATGCACAGCGCAGAGGGGGTTCCAGGTATTTCTGCCTTGAACGCTGCGCTTCGCCCGGAGGCACCCGCTACCGTCGAATATCCGGGCGAACGGAAAAGATCGCGACACAAAGGACGCTCGACGGGTTCTTGAATTGGAGATTGAGCGAGGCTTGTTCCTCATCGCCGCCCCTCGCTCGAAAAGGGAGCCTCACCGCGCTTATTGAAGGCGGTGAGGCTTTCTTCGTCAGTGTGGGAGGAGTTCACCAACGAATGGAAAAACTGTACGGGGCTTTCACCCGTTCCGGCATGGCTCACGTCAGCGGGTTCCGCGATAGTTGCGGTTGCCTTCCGCCCGTTTTCCGCTGCCGCACTTCCGGTCTCGAAAGAGCCTTCCGTGGCGCGGTCCATTACTTCCGCTCTCAGGAGCGAATGAAAATTCTGCAATGCATGATCATGCGTGCGACCGCTCGCGCTCCTGCCGGTCTTACGGCAAGAGGCGATGAATGTTCCGTCATGGGTTGGGAAAACGGTCGCGGGCATTTACTCGCCCTCGCTCTCATGCGTATGCGTAGCAAGGCCCGTGCCATTCTCGTATTCGTTCAGATAAAGATCGAATATCGCATTGGCATTATCGACCTCATCACGGCCTTTCTTTTCGACCTTGCGAAGATGCGCGACGAGTTGACCGGCGACGGTCTTATCAAACCCCTCGCCTTTCATTTCCGCGTAGACTTCGCGAATGTCAGCCTTGATCGTGTCCTCTTCCTCTTTGAGGCGAAGAACACGGTCGATAAAGGATTTCAGCCGCGAATTGCTCATATCGACGCCCTCACAGAACGGGGGCGCTTGGGAGCAGGAACCTTGCGGGCCTTGCAGTTGGCAAAAAACAGTTCGTCCGGCGAAACTTCCGCCAACCTGATAATGACGGGCCAATGCCGATCAGGGATCCCAATGTTGGGCCACTTGTATACGGCGTCCTTCTTGATCCTGCCCTTGCTCGCGTCCGCGATAACAGCAGCACCACCGGCCAATTCTATGATCTGTGTGACGGAGTGTTTTGTAGCCATGCAATACAATTACTGGATTTTAAATCCAATTACAAGGCCAGAAAATTCCAATTCGGATTTTATTTCCTAGTTTATGCTGTGCAACATGAAGTGGTGGGAACGATTACAGCAACGTATTGATGAACTTGGATGGTCGAAGGCGGAGCTTTCGCGCCGGTCAGGCATCAATTACGACAGCATCAACAAATACCTGCGTGGGGATATCGACAATCCTCGCGGCAATATCCTTGAGAAACTGGCCACGACCATTGAGCGGAGCGTCCTATGGCTTCGGGATGGTATCGAGCAGTCCGAAGCGGAATTGAGCCGGATAGGCGGACGCATGGTGCCGGTACGAACTGCCGGAACGGTTGAAGCAGGGGCTTTTCGCGAGGTTGATGAATTCGACCAAGGTGAGCCTGACGAAATCTATCTGCCGCCTGACACCAAGTATCCAAATGCAAGACAAATGGCTTTCGTGGTTGCCGGAGATTCAATGAACAATCTGGATCCTCGGCCAATATTGCCGGGAGATCGGGCTGTCTGTGTGGCGTATGCCGATATTGCATCTGAAGTGAAGCTTCGTGACGGCATGGTGGTTGTTGTTCAACGCCAGCGCGACGGCGGTCACTTTCGCGAATGGTCGATAAAACAGATCGAACTTTATGAGGATCGGACGGTTTTCGCGCCACGCTCGACCAATCCAAAGCACAAACCAATCGTCGTGGCCCGCGATTTCTCAGCGGATAATGGCGAAGAAGTGGAAGTCATCGCTCTATTGCGGCGAGTAGTGAACGATTACGATTTTTAATTTTTCTATGGGTGGGGAAAGTGGCGACAGTTAAAATTGAAACTGAGGAAGACGCGATAGATCTCTTCCTGCGCTTACAATCAGGCGAAAAATTGGTTGAACCAGATAATCTAAGAATAGAGTTTGGAGATTGGGTAAATATCAATATTTACCTGCCCCATACCCCTGTAGAGGGGTCGATTTCTCCAACCATGATGAAGGCGTTCGTTGAACTACAAAGTGCCATAAATCGTAGTTACAAACTGGTGGAATCTCGCTCGAAAGACCTGCGAACGCTGTCTAACTTCGAAAAAGATATGCTAGAATTTCGCGTAGTGGTCGAAAAAGGCAGTAGCGATTATCTCGTACAACTTATTGATATTATGGGGAAAATTGGCGTAGAGGCGGTAGCTGGCATGTCACCGGAAATGAAATTGCTAACAATATTGGGACTTGCCCTGATAATTAGCGGTGGCTTTGTATTAAAATCTTGGCTTGCGTCACGCGCTGCAATACGTCAGGCAGAGATTGAATCCGATGAAGTTAAGGAAATGCTGCAAACGCATAAGGAAATTTTGATAGCGGCACTTGATGTTAAAAAGAGCAGTGTTGCAGACGCCATTCAGAATGATCCTATTTTAAAGCAGATTGAGGAAACGAACGCTGAAGCAAGGGAGCAACTTGTAAAGGCTGTGGGGTCAGAAGGCGGCGGCCAAATGCTAGGCACACATATACCATCCGAGCTCGCTTCAGAAATTACCTCGCATACTAGATCACAAAGTCAAGAAGTCTACCTCAAGGGAAATTATCGTATACTAAAAGTCGACTCGTCAATTGCTGATGGATTTACCGTTAGGTTAGTTAATGAGGAAGACAACACAGAGATTTCGGCCTCACTTCTTGATATGCTGATCTCTGCTGATCACAAAATAACTATTCAGGAAGCTGAGTGGAAAAAGACTGCCGTTTGGTTAGAAATTAAAGCAAAGAAGTTAAACTCGCGGATAACTGAAGCGGTCATCGTTGACGCCAAACCAGTAGACGAATGACATGTGAGGGCTAAGCAGCCCTCATCCTTCCAGTAAAGTCGAAATCCTTACATGCCTGGGCAATATCTGCCATAAACCACCGGCTAGGCTGTTCGCACATTAGCGACCGGCCTTCCGGGCTTAGATAGTTCATAACAGGCACGACGCAGAATTCGTCCTCATCTCCAACGGGCACAAATCCGGAAATCTTGAAGCTATATCCGGGGAACTTGCGCGAAAGATGATCTTTCAAACGCTCGGCTGAAGCTGCCACCTCGGATGCACGCTCATACGGTGGAACGATGATGTATTCCAAAACTTCACGCGTCATAACACTTCTCCTACGCTGATATCAAAAAGGCGACCGATTACCCCCTGACAATGCACGCAGCGAAACGAAATATCGCCCAATAGCGCGCTCTCCAAAAGATCGTCGGAATCTCGCGGCATGTCGGCGCAAACTGGCACCATAAGCCCACGCCTTGCATCTCTCATGCAGTTCTCGCAGCGAATGTGCAGCGTGAACGATTGATACTCCTGCTGCCTAAGCGCCCACCCCATACCCTTTCACCTCTCCGTTTTGTTCTCTGTATGTTCTCATTCAGCCAGAACGGACCCAATGAGTCGAGTCGTTTTTGCGTTCTGGAAAATAAATCCAATTAGGTGTTGACATCCAGATTATCTGGATTTAAATTCCAACTAACAAATGAGTTGGGAGACATCAATGCATCCCTCATACCAAACCACAGTTTCGGGAATTGCCAGCACGATTGCAGGCATATCGAATTCCATCAACCGCCCCCGCTACCTCTCTGATGTTCTGGAAATCAAGCAGGCTCGCGGCGATGACGATATTGCTTTCTTCAAGCTGCAATGCCGCATGTTTCAGTCCCGCTTTGGCGCGACGATAGAAGGCGCTCACAAAACAGCCCTCAAAGGTGACGCAGCCCTGCGCATCTTCGCAGAAATGCTTGAGGAGTTCATGTGATGCCAGACCACCTGACAGAAACCGAGGTCAGGCGGCTGATCGCTGAAATCGAGCATCGTCTCAAGACTGATCCCCACGTCCCAACCCGTCGCTATCTCGCTGAAAAGCTTTTCGAACTCACCGACCTTCTACAGGAACAGGAAGGAATTGCAGCATGAGCAATGTTTCGCACGCCCTTCTACGCCAGAAAGATGCGGCCAAGATCATCATCGCTCAACTCCGCGAAGCTGGAGTGGATGACGAGGAAAGCGTGGGGCTCGCTATCGAAAGCGAAACCAACCTTTTGGAGGCCATATCCGAGGCTCTCAACAAGATCGATGAGAACGATGTTCTTGATGCCGGACTGACTTCAAAGATCAACGAATTCACAGAACGCCGTTCCGCGATCCGTAAGCAAACCGATTTCCTACGCGCTTCCATCGAGCAAGCAATGCTTATTGCCGAACAGGAAATGATGCGTCTGCCATCAGCTACGCTGACGTTGCGAAAGGTAAAACCGGCCCCGGTTATTGAGGCTGAGGCGGATATCCCTTCTCGGTTCTGGACGCCGCAAGAGCCTCCAGCGCCCAAGCTCAACAAGAAATCACTGCTCGAAGCGCTCGAAGCTGGAGAAATTATTCCCGGCGCGCGCCTCGACAACGGCTCTGTGAGCCTGACTGTACGGAGGAAATAATGGGAAACGTTACCGTTCTCGAACATACGCCGAAGCAGATCGCACTCGTTAAGCACACGATTGCCAAGGACTGCAATGACGACGAATTCAATCTGTTCATGGAGGCAGCGCGGTCTTATGGCCTCGACCCTTTCCGCAAGCAGATTATGCCGCTCGTTTTCGGCAAGAATGCCAAGGATCAATCCAAACGACGCATGTCGATTGTCGTCTCTCGCGACGGTCTCCGCGTCATTGCTCAACGCTGCAAAAACTATCGGCCAGCATCGGAGCCGGCTGAAGTTGTCTTCAACGATGAACTGAAATCGGCAACGAACCCAAAGGGCATTGAATACGCCCGCGTTTATCTCTGGCAGCAGGACAACAAGGGCGAGTGGTTCAAGGTCGTTGGCGAGGCTTACTGGGATGAATTTGCCCCGCTCAAAGATGAGTGGATTGATAATCCCGAAACTGGTCGCGGCGAAAAGACTGGACGGCAGATGCTCGACACTTCGGGCAACTGGGCAAAAATGCCGGTCGTCATGATAACCAAATGCGCCGAGGCTCAGGCTTTGCGTGCAGGCTGGCCCGATCAATTCAGCGGAATCTATGTCGAGGAAGAACTGGACCGCGCAAAGACGCTTGATCTAACGGCCTCTGAAATTGTCGCTCATAATGAGCAGGAAGAACGCGCAAAGCGCATCGGCGCTCACAACGCAATCACCGTCACTTGGGGCGATGGCTGGCAGCTGGAAAATGTCCCAGTAGGTGAGTTTGCAGACCGTGCCGCTGACTTCATCCGATCTTCCAATCCGGAAGATGTTCGACGCTGGCAGGACGCAAACAAGCAGCCTTTGCAGGCGTTCTGGGCTAAAGCCCCCTCCGACGCGCTTGAATTGAAGAAAATCATCGAAGCAAAGCTGGCCGAAAAACCTGCTCGTAAGACGGGAGAGGCAGCATAATGTCCAGCGCTCCTATTCTCCTGTCATGGGATGGAGAGGCCTTCTACCCGGCCTCCCCTTACTGGGCATCCCGCGCAGATCGCCAATTTGTCGTTGGTGAAACTTACAAGCTTGTCGAGCACCACGACCGATCAGAAGCAAGCCACAATCATTATTTCGCTGCCATCGGTAACGCTTGGAACACGCTGCCGGATCATCTTCTGGCCGAGTACCCGACCGCCGAGCATCTGCGCAAAAAGATGCTGGTCAAATGCGGCTACGCAGATGAACGCACCGTAGTGTGCGCCAGCAAGGCGGAAGCCGAGCGCGTGGCCGCGTTTATCAAGCCGATCGACAACTACGCTGTCGTGATTTTCCACGAAGCCGTTGTGAAGGTCTACACCGCGCAAAGCCAGAGCCTCAAGGCCATGGGCAAGCGTGAATTTCAGGAAAGCAAAGAAGCCGTTCTCGCCGCAATCGATAGGTTGCTGGGCGTGGAACCCGGCGCAACCGCGAGGGCTGCTGCATGATCCCCTCTTTCATTGCAAAATTCTTCAACTGGCTTTTCCCCGAACCGGAGCGCCGCGACCTTCAGGCCGAGATTACCGCCAAGATAGCGGAAATCGAGACGGCCAAGCGCCAGCATCGCCCGCGAAGCCACCTTTACGACGAACTCAACGGCCTGATGGCCGAGCAACTGGCCGAAGAACTCGGCTATGCGAGGCATTGACATGGCCCGGAAAGAGTTCACCCGAAAAATCCGTACCGCCGCCATCGAGCGCGCAGCCGGTCATTGTGAGAAGTGCAAGGCCGCTCTCAAAAAGGGAGAGGGTGAGGTAGATCACATCCTGCCTGACGTTCTCGGCGGCGAGCCGGTATTGGCCAATGCGCAGGTGCTTTGCCAGCAATGCCATGCGGAAAAGACGGCTGACGATATTCGTCGGACCCGTAAGGCCGACCGCCAGCGGGACAAGAACAATGGCGCGATCAAGCCTTCTTCCAAGCTGGCAAAAACCATCAAAGAGCCGAAGCGCCTCTCCAAGCCCCTTCCAGAATGGAAACGCCGCATTTACGCGAGCAGCGAGGTCCAGCCATGACCACAGTACCGGAAGAAGCCAAGAATGCTGTGGCAAAGGCGCTTAGGGAAAGCCGATGGCTGGTACCCGCTCCTGCTGTGGAGCTGATCCTCACCGCAGCCCTCCCTCACCTACCTGGGGTGGGTGTGAAAGCCGACACCCTCAAGCTGATCGAGCGAATGGCTTTTGGATATGAGGTCATGTTCGAGAAACTATGCCATATTTCGGGAACATCAGGGGCAGATCAGTCTTGGTATCGGTCGAAAGCACGTGAAGCGACGGAACGTCTTTCTCCGCTGCATTCCATCACCACAGAAAGCAACAAGTCTGTTCCAGGTGACTGCAAGCGGCAGTATCAGGACTTCATGTCACGCATCCTCTCCGCAATCGAACCGGCCCCATCCCCGCGTGCGCTGGCGTTGGAGGAAATCATCAGCGAGCTTGTTGACGCACAGCACAAGTGTTTTGAGTGGACCGGGTCCGCGTTTTTGGCTGACGAGCTTGATGCAACCGAAGACGCCGAATGCAAGGTAGCCATTTACAAAGACTTGTGCGCGCTTGGTAACACCATGTCATGGCTTCAAGATCAGGTCCGCGCCCTATCCTCCCCGGACCATGCCCAATGCTGCAACGGCTTGTCTCCCCAAGAATGCGCGGACGTACCAAGTCGCCATTGCGACGGGATGCGTTCAGGCCCGGACCATGCCGACGCCGGTAAGGTCGAGGGGGATGAACCAATCGCATGCGTCGGTGAAATGCAGACGTCTTCCGGCGCTGATTATTATGTGTGCGTAAAGGTGGGTGGCCGCGAAATCACACCTCATATGTTCAAAGAACGATGGAAAGCCGAATATGAAGTCGCTGAATGGCTTTGGCTGTTCAATGGCGGCGAGAAACCTGATCTGCTCGCCTATGGTCCTCTCCCATCTGCACCTTCACAAGAGGCGGCGGGATCATGAGTAAGCTTCGCGTCCTCGATCTCTTTTCCTGCATTGGTTTTCACGCCGTTGGCTTTGAGCGTGCCGCCGGGTTTGAAACTGTTGCCTTTTGCGAGAGCAACGAGTTCCGCCGCGCAGAACTTTCCAGACGTTTCCCAGGGGTTCCAATTTATGACGATGTTAGAACATTGCCCGCCATCAGCGCCGATGTTGTTTTCGGAGGGCCTCCCTGCCAGCAGACTAGCGTTGCAGCAGCCATTCACGACAAGAGGTCTGGCAGCAGCCTATGGCCCTACATGCTATGCGCCGGGATCGATGCCGGTGCAGAATGGATTGTCGTGGAGCAGCCCACGGGAAACCAGGCGTGGGAAACCTCGGTCCATCGACACCTTTCACGCACTGGCTACCACAGCGCCAGATTTGAGTTCGGCCTTTCAGACCTTGGTGGGCCTTATCCGCGCCGGAGAGTGTACATTCTTGCCTGCACCAGCCTGTCGAGACTGGAGATCGCCTGGCAGGCGGGACCATCCGCGATTGAAAGCGTCAAGAGGTCAGCAGTTGCCAGAGGTGATTGGAACCCGGATACCGTCCCTGCTTTCGATATGGATGCTTGGCGATCCGAAGGCGTTTCAGAGCGCCGCGAGCGAATAGAAGCGCTCGGCGATAGCAACCCTCCCCACATGGCCGAAGTGATCGGGTTAATGATCCAGGCCACCCACCCATCAGGAGGCGACCGTCATGGCGAGTGAACTGAAGCCTTGCCCGTTTTGTGGGAGCAGTGATCTAGAAACTTACTATGCCGACATAGAAGGCTGGATCGCGCACATTAAATGCATTGATTGCGACGACATGATCGGCCCGATGAGCGAGTTCAAGTATGAGACCCAAGAGGAAGCATACGAGGACGCATCTAAGCGCTGGAACACCCGCCCCACCCCCGTTTCTCCCGTATCGCCGGATGCTACCGGCAAGTGCGGGGAGTTGGTGACGGTGAAACCGCTTGAGTGGCGGAAATATCGAAATGGTGATGCCGAAGCAGTGACGCCGTTCGGAGAAATCTATACGGCCTATGTAAACGGATATTGGCGCATTACCCGCAACGGGAAGGCAGGGAAGTTCATCAAGGCAACCGAGGGTGATGATGTAGACGCGGCGAAGGCAGGCGCACAGGCTGATTTCGATGCTAATGTTCTCCAACTCGTCCACTCGCAGGCTGTGGATCTATTGGCGGCGAAAGACGAAACGTTGCGAAAATTCGGCAACGTACAAAAGGCTTATGAAGAACATATAGAAACAATAAAAGCCGACAACGCGGCGAAGGACGCTCAACTCGCCTTGGCCGAAACATCGATGCTGGAAATGCATCAAGACTTGAACAAGCTTGAAGCCAATCTCGCGGCGGAACGGGCGGATAAGCGCATATGGATGGAGAAGGCCGCTATCGAGGCCGAACGCGTTGAGCGTCTCGAAGCTGAACTGGATTTCGTTGGGCGCGTGAAAGGTGTCAACGAGAAATATGCCAATGCATTAGCGTTTCTCGAAATGGGCGAGAATGACGATCCAGAGGAATTTGCCGAGTGCTTCTGGAATAAGTTTATCGCCCTCGAAGCCAAGCTCTCGGCGGCTGAAAAGGCGCTGGAGCCGTTTGCCAATGCGGCAGATGGTCGGAAAAGCAAGAGCGTCACGGGGTCCGTTTGCTTCTCACAACACTATCTTTTGGCAGCCCGCGCAGCGCTGGGAGGGAAGCCGTCATGAATGACCCAACCGAACGCATTGTTGCTGTTGCCGTCTATCACGGCGCAACGATCAGCCTTCCGCCGCCAGCTCGTCACGACACGATCCTGAAATCCATGCTCTTTGTCATGGGCTTTGAGGATGCACTTGTCCCTCACGACAAGCAAGGCTTCCTTACTTCGACGGGACGGTTCGTAAATAGGGTCGAAGGGTATCACATCGCCTATCGAGCCAAGCAGCTAATCGCAAACACGGCCGGACGGCCTGAACTTTACTCGGAGGATTTGTGGTGACCCATCCCCTCATTACCCGCCTCTCCAAGCTAGACGCGCCTGACAGGGAAGTGGATGGCGAAATCTGGCGCTATCTTATGTCCGGCGAACCTCGCGCTGTGCTCCATGGTCCCATACCGAAACTCACCGCCTCTGTCGACGCCGTTATCGCGCTGGCTGAGAGGGTGTTGCCGGGGTGGTATTGGGGCATCACACAAGGCGATGACGGTGAAGACGCCGTGGAGTTCCAAGGAAACGTTTGGCCTTCGATCCAACCATATCCTGCCGAACTAGAGCAATACGGATATCACAAGTTGCCTGCCATCGCCCTTCTGATCGCCCTCTTGCGCGCAAAGGAGGGCAGCAAGCTATGAGCAACATTCTTATCATCAGCCTTATCGGCTTGTTTACTAGCGGCGTGGCGGTCGGCTTATCCTTGGCTGCTGTCATTTACCTGAGCCTAAACGAAAAAGGGGCCAGCCATGCCGAGTAAGGAACGACAGGAGCTTATCGAAACCATAGCGCAGAAGATGCAGGAGAAATGGTCAGGCGGTCATATCAATTGGGATCGGCTGCACGGGCAGTTGAAGAAAGATTATCTGGATATCGCAGAAGTAGCGGCCGACACCATCCGCGCCGCGCTAAAGGAGCCGACAGAGGGGATGACCAGTAGCGTCCGGCACATAATGATGTGGCTTGGTGAAACGCGACCAACGGAAAAATCGTTAATGGACATGTGCGAACGGCGCGGCGTCGAGCCACCAGACGGTTGCGGCGCTTTCGACCATGTGCCTTCTAAAGCTGCGCAATCGTACTGGATTTGGCAGGAAATGCTCGCCGCATCCGCACTAGGGGAGCAGAGCGAATGAAGCTGACATTTGAGAAGTGCTTTGCAGCCTATTGGGTGATTGCTTTGCTCACGTTTGGGTACGTGGCATCTGGTACAAATTGCGAGCCATCATTCTTTTCAACCAACTCAAGGTCTGAATGCGCAGCTTTCAAAGGCATGATGGGCGGCGCAATGTGGCCTCTTTACTGGACATGGGAAGGCTTCTCTATCGGTCGACAAGCCCTGAAAGGCGGTGAGTGATGAAGCTGACAGAGCAGCAAACACACGCTTTGACACTGATTGCTGATAGCTTTGGAAAATCCGGCAGGTTCTGGCGTGACCTTGGGATTAGGCCGCAAACGATAGCCATTCTGGAAAGCAAGGGTTTGGTAGGCGCTATATGGCGTCCGTTTACCGGAGAAACGGCCATCCTTAACCGTTCGTGGCACATCACCGAAGCGGGCCGCGCCGCACTGCGGGAAAGGGAGTGAGGATGTCAGCGCGAGACTACAAGCGAGTATTTATCGTCATCGCGGCGCTCGTAGCCATATTCCTCGCCTACCAGCAGATTCCGCACATTCACATCGGAGAACGTGCGCAAGGCAGCTACGAGAGTGGTATCGCATCCGACGAGGATGTTTCGAAAGCGGTTCGAGAGGCGCAGGAAGCCGCGGATAAAGCAGGCCAGGCCGTGCCGCCGGGAAAGGAGTGAGGATGAGCGCGTTGAAGCTAACGTCTGCAGAACACCCGCCAGTCAACACCGTGCCTCGGATCGGGTTAAACCGGGTCGAAGTCGCCTTGGCCCTTGGCGTAAGCCCAAATACGGTCGACGTGATGGTTGGCGAAGGAGTTCTACCGCCACCAAAAAAGTGGCATACGCGGAAGGTTTGGCTTATTTCTGAGATTGTTGCTGCTATGGCAGAGTGGCCAACAGAAAATCAGGGCTCACTTGTCAGAGATACTGATGAGGGAGATGATTGGCGTGCAGCTTGAGAATGAAGAATGACAAATATCGAACTGCCGTATATTGAAAAGAATAAAAGCCGCCACGGAACAATGCGCTACTATCTCCGCGTGGATGGTAAGCGCATTTGTCGTTTGCCAAATGATATCAATAGTGAAGAATTCGCTCGTAAGTATTGGGAAGAACGGAATAAATTGACAGTCGCACCCGTGACTGATGTCGAAAGGCGTGGCCTAACATCCATCGTTAAACCGTACTCTTTCCGTTGGCTTTGCGTACAATATCAAGCATCAGATGCTTTTCTCCGACTGGATGCCACCACTCAAGCCAAAAGGCGCGGCGTCATCGAGGGGATGATGCTGGAACCATTAAGCGAGAACGACACTCGCCCATTCGCCGACATCCCACTATCCAAAATGACTGTTTCACATATAGAAGTGCTGAAAACACGTAAGCGGGACACACCGTTTGCAGCCGACGAGCGGCTAAAGGCGCTTCGACAAGTATTTGATACCAAAAAAGACGGGAAGCAGATCGTTCCCAATATCGCTAAAGGAGTAGAGGCCTACCGGGTTCACACAGATGGTCACGCTACAGCGACGGCAGATGAACTCGCCAAATTCCTTGAACACCATGGCCCGCAGTCTAAAGCAGCACTTTATCTCTCAATTAGCATGTATACGGGGTTTCGCGTGTCGGATCTGGCTGTTCTGGGTCCTCAGCATCGCAAGAATGACGAATTTCGCTTGAGGCTGTTCAAGAACCGTAATCGAACGCCAGTCGACATTATTATACCGCTTCACCCGATATTGAAGGCCGTACTCGATCAACACGAAGTTTCAGGCCTTGTGTATCTGCAAACTGAATTTGGCAAACCGTTCTCTGTCAAAGGCCTTGGCAACCGAATATCCGATTGGTTCCGTCAGGCTGGATTGCCCCACCTCACCTCTCACTCAGTACGAAAGGGCCTTGCGACGGACCAGGCGCACAATGAAGCGACCGATAATATGTTGGAAGCAATGTTTGGCTGGAAGGATGCCAAGACATCCAAAATTTATACGCGAAACGCCGAGCGGGCCAGATTGGCCAGGGCAGCGGTTGCCAAGATTAATTGGGATGGTATAGGACAGAAATTGTTAGGCTACGGAGAAGCAGAATAGGTGTGGCACGGTGTGGCGCTTCTCTTTGAAATCTAATGACAATTTATGAAGCCAAGTGTGGCGCACTCTGATTGTAACTTATTGAGATTTAAAGATTTTTGCGCTCCGGGCGAGGCCTCCAAATTTTCTCAAATAAAATCAATAATTTGTCTAGATTGCTATTGATATCGGAGCAGATAGCCTTATTGCGCCATTCTGCAAATTGATTCCCTTGAATTACAAGGGTTTACAAAAAGGTCTGGCAAATCCACCCAACACATCTGATTCCGTTTGTTATGATAAACAAGCAAGGTAGCGGAACGCCAGCCCGATAAACTCACAGGCATGCTCTGTGAGCCGCCCGTCTCAAACATCTCCCCGATTGTTCGTGGCGTTACGCCGGAGAGAGCTTTATAGCCCGGCGCAGTTTGGCTCGTAGATATCAAGCCTTTCGATAACGATTCCATTGATTGCTGGCACTAGAAGGACCTCGCGACCACAATGCGTCGGCACCCCGATACGAGCGTTGACGGTTACATAGCGTCGGATTCGGATCGGTGCCGGAAAATTCGCTTTTTCCGGCACCGATATCCAGCTCTTTTCAAATTCGCTACGGCTTAGTGACATCTGACAGTCACCTCCATTGCTAGACGGCTCACTTCACAGTGACGTGGGAAAGCCGACCGTTTTCAAACTGAAAAGTCGCGGTGCACGCAGGGCCAAAACCAGCTCCTGTCCATGGCGAGATATTGAGAACATAGTCGCTGTCTTCGCCATTATATCCCTTTTCAAAGGCAACAGGAACCGAGTCGATGGTCCCAAATGATCGAATGACCTGGCATCCGCTTCCTTCTTCAAGCCAGTTGTCGGGCCCCTTGGCATTTACGACTTGTCCGTTCTCTATCCTGAAATATACGCCCGGCTGATAGCAGGACAGCGATCCGGCCGTGCCGTTCACAACGTAAAAATTCGTACCCGGCAAATGATTCATATCCTGTATTGTATCGGTGTTGCCTATTATCTGTTCGACCAATTCGCTCGGTAACGAGACAGGTGGCGTCCCGGCTTTAGCCCATTCCACCAGTTTTTCCGGCGTAACATCCTCGACAGTCGTCGTGGCTCCGGTAATGCCGGTGGACGCCGTCGCGACCAACTGGGCGAGAACATCCGGGGTCTTGGTGCTGACTTTGCCGTTGCGATGCAGGTTTCGATACTGCATTTCAACGGTTTGGCATAGTCGTGTCAGATCCTGCGCCAGCCCCAGATTAGTGGCTGAAAGCAGACCGGCAACACCGATCACCCAAAAAAGAATCTTCATCTCAATCTTTACTCCCTGTCGGCGCTTCCCCGTTGAACAGCCTTTCATACATTTTTTTGTCATTCCGTTCTCAAACTCATTTGGTATTTCAAGTTTCGTTCGATTTCCCAAGATTTTTTTATGCAGCGCGGACCTGCGAGCCCCAGTGTCAAACCCCGCCATTCTTAGCCAACCAAACCGCTCAGCGAAACCCTCAGTCGTCACCCAAACCTGCGGTTGATTGAAATCAACTTCATCGCTGGCTTCTTATGGTAGAGTGGCATCTCTTTATCATAATGGAACTCAACGTGGCCCATCCCCTTCTCATCGATAAAGTAGCCACAGCAATTGAACAATGTGGCTGGGAAACTGTCGACATTCTGCAAATGAATAACGTGATGGCGAGAGCAACCATCGCCGCCATTTACGACGTTCTTGTTGATCACGCTCAACAATCAAACAGAGAAGACGTTATCGAGTGGCTTATCGCCAGTCCAATCGGAAATAAGAACTCGCAACGATAAGCGAGATTAATACAAGACTTTTAAATCCTCCGCCGGGCCTCTGCTGGTGACAAGAAGCCTGTGGCAGAGTTATCCGACCGCTGTCAGATCGAGTACTTTCCCAGTATACGACACCGTGAGGGTCATTTACGGCCGCGCTGCTGTTCAACACACTTCCTTGCGTCCTGCCCCGGAACACACTGATCCTTTTTGGAGTTCAGAAGTCGATCCTGTTTCTGCGATTCGGACGCTTTAGGTACGTCAACGCTGTCAGGATCAGACGGCGGCCGTCCCGGTGCCGGCGGCGGGTTGCCCGGCACTTCGGGTTCCTGTGTGCCTGACTGTGTCGGCATCCCCGATTCCTGGGCGAAAGACACACTCGAAAAGCTTAACAGTAGCGCCATAAGGACTGAAAGTTTCATTTTTTCACTCCGACAGTTGGACCAATAGTAGGTTCAACGAAATTCGGAGTGACAATGTTCCTCACCTGAAGCGGTTGGACGCTCGCTACCACTATGTCTAGAAAGTCAAAGGAACGCCAAGTTCCTTTTCACACAGGGTCAAATCCTCGGAAAATTTCGTCAGCAAAGGATCGTAGTCTGGTTCATCAGTGCTGTCGCTTTTAACGTACTCGGATATTGTCTGCGAAACCTTCATGAGGGAGCCAGCAGCGACGTCACAACTTACGAATGCCTTATACTCAGCGGAGCTTGCATCCGCGTCTGCGGCTTGTCGCCAGTCAGACTGAGCACGTGCGACGGGAGTCGTCACCTTTTCTTCCATCGCGACGCCCAGCTCCCTGGATCGCCCATCGGAACTCTCGCCCAGTTCGATATAAGTCATCATCCCCGAAACGACGGCTTTATGAAGCGTCAACGCATCTTCTTTCGCACCAGCAAAAGCCGGAGATACGGAAACCAAGGCTAAATTCATAACAATAAAACTGGATGCCAAACGCATAAATCACTCCCGAACAATGTAGCGCTCGAACTTATACCGATGAGCGGAACCAAGCGCAAATCGGCCGCCTGCTCAGGCATTTTTAGTGGGACGCGCATACTGGTTATCGAAACAGATAACAGCTTAGCTATGGGCAACCTTATAGCGCAAGGCTGACATGTCAGGTTTATGACGTGCCGCTCAATCTTCCTTAACAGAGTCGTTTGAGCATACGAGTGAGATGGCTTCAGCGAAGCTCAAGGCCTTATGATTATGGATTTATAGAATTATCGAGCGCGAAGTGGCTCCCCGGGCCGGACTGAATATGGAAAATCAAACCATACTCAGACGCCAGTATTCTCTTTTATTTTCAAAGCTTTATGGCTTCCTTGGGGACTTGCTATCCTAGCCGCGTGTACTGCTAGGGGTGCAATTTGTGTACTGCAAATTCCTCTTAAGGTAAAGCTTTAAGAAATTGAAATAAGCCTCCATTGCGCTCTGCGCGGCTAATCCGCTGTAATTTCCATCAGGGCATTTCGATCAGGCGTATCTCAGGGAGCGCTTGGGTAAAAGCAGCCAGTGTCGTAAACGACGCGCAACTCAAGCGTTGCAAGACGCAACCAAGAAAGCGTTGCACTCACGCAGGAGTTTTCCTAGAAGCGGCGAGGGATTTCTGAGCGAGGGAAAGATGAGCGACAAAGCAGAGCGGCTGCATAACCTAATCACAAAGCTTCGTAACGCGGTGCCCACCGTTGACGTTCCCAATGTTGCCGTAAAGGACAACCCGAACGTACCGCTCTGGCAAACTTTTGAGCCGATAGCGTTGGAGATTGGCTTATCTAGTTATGCGGAGCTTCGCGATCATTTCATTAGCCTTTGCAACGGGGTGTTGTCGGAAGTTAAAGCCGTTCATATGCGGAAAGAGACTGTAAGGGAAAATTGGATAAATTGCCTTGAAAATATCTTGGAAGTTTTTGACGCCAAGAATTTTGGTCGTACCACGAATCAAGTTTTTCAGTCGCATTTTTCAGCCAGAAATTTAGAAATACTGGATAGTATTTCAGAACGTCTCCAGTCCGCAGGAAGCGTGGAAAGCTCCCCAGAAGAATTAGAAAGCGCTCTAAGTACTGTTCGCGACATAATTGAATTAATGCAAAATGATAAAGCTATAGATAAGAGAATTGCATCCATTCTATCGCATTATCTTCAGCAAATGGAACAAGTATACTCCCAAATTAATGATTTTGGTGATGACGTTTTTTGGCGAATTTACAAAGAGACATTTGCCACCTTTGTTCAAGTACATGAAAAACTAACAGAAACAGAGAATGCAGATGCTTATAGGGGAAAGATAAAGGAAATGGTAAACACATTATCCTCCAAATCACTCGTCGGCATTTCGTTGGTTTCGGACATCGCAACCATAGGCGTCAGCACTTTCACCCTGCTTTCTTGATTTACTAGGGTAACAGTCTAGGCAGCCCCAAGAGTTACCCCGGGGCTGTCTTAAGTTTATCGATTGTTGTGCCGTTCTTCTTCTTCAGCGGCCTTGAGAAACTCTTTGCGCTTCTCCTCTTGCCGTTTTTTCGTTGCCGCCTCCCTTTCTTCTAGGATGCGAATACCATCCGGTTTCACTATCTCCGATGCGGTCTTGTCGTCTAGCTTCCGCTCAAAGACTTGGCCGAAGTTCGTGAACTGACGCGTGAAGAAGTCAGATGTTGCCTTGATGTTACGCTTAGCTTTGTCCGGCATATGAACCACGGGTAGGCCGGACTCGTATTGCAAGACGGCTTGATGGTCTGCGCGTTTTCCGGTCTTCGTCCAGACAGGAGGCTTCCCCTCATCGGCGGTATTCACCCAGATTTCACGACTCTTGTTAATCCAAACCAAATCTCCGTCTTTGTCTTTCACCTGATACAAGCCCTTGGACATGACGCTCTGATTGAACTGGTTGTATGTAGCGTTCGCCTTGGTTTCGGCTTCCCGGTTCGCATTATCCCACGCCCTGAGGTTGCTTAAGGTGAACAGATGCATGTTCCCTTGGTCGTCGGTGAGCGGACTCATCGTGGATTTATCGACAAGGAAGAATCGCCCGTCTTTGTCGCCAGTCTGATAAATCGTGATGTCTGACCTGTTGTAAGCCTTCCCCTTACTGTCTTCGAGAAACGCCTCGACCTGCGCATTAACCGCACCTTGGAAGTCGCTTGGCATATCGGCACGCGTTGCGATGGCTCCTACGTCGATAAGCGTTCCGTTGTAGTGAATAGCTGAGTTCTGGATCGCAGCCTTGGCAGCGCTAACCGCTTCCTTCCCGCTGAGACCAGCCGAAGCGTATTTCTCTGCTAGGTCAACTAGGTGATCCTCAATCATACCAGAATTTTCCATCGACGGCCCGCCGAGGCTAAACCATTTGCTGTCCCGAAGTGCGCTGACTTCATTAATGATAGCCTGCCGTTCCTTGAACACCCTAGCTTTCGCGTTTGGTGAGGGGTTGGTGACCGCATAGGCGAATGTCAAAGCTGCCTTGTCATCACGACCTAATGCCTCCCGGGCAGCGAAGAAACCGTCCACAAACTCCTTGTCCTGTCCTTTGAGGTAAGCAGCAGAAAGATTCTTGTTCGTCTTAGCGACTGTGTTGATTAGGTCGAGGCGCTGTATAAGATTCTGCCGTGCCTCGGGCGAGGATAAGACTTCAGGCCCTCCCGCCTGCGCAATTCCGTCCACCGCTGCTTTCAGGTCTGGGTCCTGCAATCCTGACAACGCGAGATGCTGCGCTCGTCTTAGGATCGTCTGAGGCGGAGTTTCACCGAGGCGTTTTGCCTTTACATCATCCTGCTTGATCCAGTTCCGGATTGCCTCATTCTTCTGTTTCTCGACAGTGTAGACGTTCTCGTCGCCAGAATGTGGGTTGGTCTGGACCAGATCGCGAAGCCCAAGAAAACCTGTACCTTGCTCAATGGCTTGCGTATTGGCGGCAATAAGGTCGTCCTGCTGGCGTCTGTTCCGTTGCACCTGAAGGGCAATCGACGCCTTTCTATCAAGAAGCAAAGCTCGCCCCCTTGTCTGAGGGTTGTCAATATAAGAAGGGAGTGTCCCTCCCGAGCCGACACGTCCTTGATGGATTGCGGCCAGTACGATTTCTGGATTGCTTTCGATGCGTCGTTCCAGTTCGTCAAGCTGCTCCCGCTCTACGTCCCCGTCACTAAGCAAGAGTGTCCCTCGGCTTCCTGTATCGACAGCCGCCTTGAGAAACTTCGACGCGGCGTGGTGAGGCTCATCCCCGGCCTTAATGCTGTCATCCAGCGTCAGGCGGAAATAATCAGCAGCTGCCCCTTGGACCTTCTGTTCCTGAGCCTCTGCCAGCCGCTTGTTGCGGATGTTGATGATATTGGCGGCGATGCTCTGACCGGCCCGGGAGTAGGCCGAGACGTAAGTAGGCTCGTCCAACCGTCCGGACGCCTCAAGGCGCTTCGCAAGCTGTTCCCGAACGTAAGCCTCAGGGTCGCCGTTCTCCCAGTCGAAGTTGGTCTGCATTTCCTGAAGCAGTTCATTCTGATCAAGCTCAGCTGCCTTGGCACCGTCGATACGGCCTATTGCTGCTGCCTGAATACGATCAGACTTATCCAGCCCGTGCTTCTCTATGATGTACTGTCGCTGGGCCTCCGGAGAGGACTGCATATAGAAACGCTCACGTTCGGCCAGCTGGGCCTCGTTGCGTTCCTTGTTTCGGTCGTTCTCAGAAGCTGCCAGCTGGGGAGCAAGTCCCCCTAGACTGGATGAGAAAGACGACAGGGCATGAATGAGCCGTGCCGTGTTGCGATCCTCAGGTATAGCAGCGGGGGCTTCGAACGTATCCACGGGTCGAGCCTGAGGTTGAAGCTTCAGGTTATTCCTAAAGACTGGTGTTTGTACGCGGCCTTGTTGTGCCATGATGTTTCCTTTCAAATGAAAAACCCCGGCGATTAACCGGGGCCTGTCTGGTTTCTGTTCGTGCTGTTAATGTTAGGGGAGCTTTTGCGCCCTAGAAGCCGGAATACTCAGCCAAGAGGCTGTCCACACGGTGGGTTCGTACTGCGTCCTTTATGACGCGATCAGTGTGCGCCAAGTCTAACAGGTTGAGGGCGTAAGCCTTTCGCCTGCCTTCCGGCAAATACCCGAAGGTCGTGATTATCGCGTCTGCCATTTTCCGCGATTGTTCCTTCAGGTTCTGGTCATACCATCGCCGTCTTAGTTCAACGAACTTGTCACGGTTCTCTTCCCTGTATTTCGCCGCATAAGCTAGTAGTTCTTCACGCTTTTCCCGATACCGGACCTTTGATTTCGCCAGTATAGCCTCTCGATTTTCTGCGTAACGCTTTTTGAAATGCTCCTTTCTCTTCTCTGAATATTTACTCCCGTTCTTCTTATGATATTCCCGCATGTATGCCTTACGGGCTGCTGCCGCCTCTTCTGGCGATGCGTATTTTGTGTGATTCCTACGTTCCGTTGTCATGGCATTTCGATGCAGCGGATTTCGAGCAAAGCCTCAGGATAAGCCTTGAGCGTCATAATGCCGTGCACCTTAAGCGCTGCCGGGGCTTCAACTTCTTTGACTTCAAGGCCCAGCTTCCGGGCATACTTGGCGCACCATTCTTCATGCCGGACTAGCTCCGGGTCTTTCATGGCGTTGCCCTGCTCGTCGTCGTAGGCACCGGGATACCAATCATAGCAAGAGAAGAAATAACCCGGCACTGTATCGAAGCCCTTAGGGACATTGGGGCTGGAATAAGGATGTCCGCCTGATTGAGCCAACTCAATTGCTTCTCGGAGGGGCATTTGAGAATGATGCCAGATGTTCAAGTCGAGGGTTTCTTTGGCAGTTATCGTTGCATGAGCATTCATGGTTATCTCTTTCGTCGTTTACATGGGACTTTTTGTTTCGTATAAAGACCTCATAAGCGCTTGTTTCAGCCCTGTAAAGAACTTTTTGTCCTATAAAGGAGTCTCGATGGCCTTTCTGCATTTGACTGATGCCCACCTGAGGGCGGCTCGGGGGCTGCTGAACTGGAATCAGCAGCGCCTAGCGGATGAAAGCGGACTTGCCGTTTCAACCATCAAGCGTCTTGAGAATGGTGGGATTTCAAAGGCTTCAATCGAGAATATCGAGAAGATTGCGACGGCCCTAGAGCGGGTCGGCATAGAGTTCTTCAACGGAGGGGAACCGGGGGTCCGCCTACGGAAGCCCCCAGTTGCGGATTAGTCAGCCACTATTTAGGCGTTCCCCTCAGTTTCAGGCTGTTCGGCACCGTGCTCAGGCTTTGGACCACGGGACCACGACAGGCCGACAAACGGGACCTGACGATATTCACCCTTAGGTCCAGCCAGTAGGTCCACCTTTGCCCACGTCCCAAGCTTTCCGTTCTGCGTATAAACAGGAAGCCCTCTGCGCGTCACCACAGCGATCACATTCGGGTGTAACCCGAGGCGACGTATGAGAAGGCGACAAAGCGGGGGCAACGGGTGCCGATCCGGTCGGCTGACGCGGTAGGTATCGCCCTGAACGATGGCTGAGGCTGTGGATTTACATTCCCAGTTGATTGCAACAAACTGTGGGGAGCCGTCTTCAAGCAGTCCGCCTTCGTGGTCGAGCTGTGCCTTTTGGATGGCCGCAAAGAACTGCCTATCGGTCATCCTGATTTCACCGGGTCTGGGCACTACGGGTAACTCCTTTCGTCATAGATAAAGCTCCGGACGGCGGCGCATCTGGTCTTTCACTCTGGCCGCGTGGTGGTGGATGGTTGCCCAGTCTCCTTTCAGAGCAAGGCCCATAAGGACCGGGTGTTCACTCTCATCGACATGATTCATCCATGTTTCGAAATCCAATCCGACATCGGCAAGGATGTTGTTGCTGATATGCTGGACATAACCATCGTAGATCGCGTCAACTTGGCTTGGTTCCAGCTTGGCCCCTTCAGGTAATTCGCCAGTCTGGGCGATGTGATCGACCAGGGCCTGCTGCTCTGCCCTATCGGGGGTATCGGCTTCCCATTTCTGGATTGCATCGCTGTGCGCCTTAAGGACCCGTGCCTGTTTCTCCTCAGGCGTTTCCTGCTCCTGCTCGACCACCTGCTTTTCATTCATATCTTCAGTTGGCTCATCATCCGGCAGGGGCGGCGCAAAACCATCCCCCGCCTTCTCACGGGACAACGAGCCTTCTATTTTCCCAAGATGGTGCTACGGGGCATATTGAATGACGGATCGAAGGTGCGCCCCTCGGTCAACACGGCGTTAACGAACTCGCCTTCCGAAAGCTGCCCCTTGTGGACCATGTCCCGGCCCTGCCCTTATGTGATTTCCATGCCGCCGCCGATCTTTACAACCATGTCACCAAGGGCCGGAACTGCGGTATACCTGACGGGTTGGCTCTGGAAAGACTGGTTGATAAGCGAACGGTCTACAGACGATGCGGTCTGTCGAGCAATCTGGATACGCTGTTCGGCCTCCTTGGCCTCCCGCTGCTCTTTAGCGTGTCGCCACAAGGTTTGCTCGTGCGTTTCACCTTCACGGGCAACAGGTCCCCGACGCTTGGCTTCAGCCTCAACGGACAGACGACGCTGTACTTCTTCCATGGTGGTAGGCGCATTACGTGCAAGCTCTGCAAGAGCCTCAGGACCATCCTTAGGTCCACTTGCGATGAAATGGGAATGCTGGTTCAGTTCGTTCATATGCTATATCTCTTTCTTCGTTCTGTCAGCCGCTGGCGTTCAGGCCGTCACACCGGGACGTGTGAAGCCGTACGCATTGGTTTCGTGTTGTTGTGAGGCAACGGAGTCCCGGGCGATTGAACGCTCTGTATGACTCGCTGTGTGGCGTTCTATGGTCCTAGAGGGGCGTGGGTTGTGTCGTTCAGCAAAGGCGAACGCTTCTAGAACCCGGTCAATGCTGAGACTGCTATATCCGTGGTCGAGGTGAAGACGCCGACAGGTCCACTGAACATCCTCAGGTGAGCAATTGGCGATACCCGCTAGGTCATCCCAGCTGTGGACCCAGCCACCTTCGAGCAGTCCCGTGAGTGTATCGGCGGTTGCCTGAGGGCGGACGACGGGGACGACACCCGCACTCGTAGCGGCAAAGACATGCTTATGTGGTATCATAATACCTCATACCGGGCATAAGGGTTTCGTTCATGACATGATTTCTCCTTTCTCAGTCATTTTTCAAGGATTGGACTCCTTGTGTTATGTAATATGGGACCTTGGTCACACACCTTAAGGTTTACCTTCGGGTGGACACCTAAGGTTAACCAGAGTAGAACCAAATGGATTCCCCTTAAGGGAAGACACCCTACTGATTAATACACATACAAGGAGCGAAGCGACTAATAACGAATGGAAATGCTAAGGCACTCATCATGACAATTCTAAGATAGACTTAGGTGAATACATGAGGATTTCCTTAGGTATAACCCATAAGATTTGATATCCGTCTGAGTACGGAGTATCAATTCACCTTATAATCACCCTAAACAAGATGTGTCGTCATGTTAGGGCGAGCGAAAGCGAGACCACTAAGGGTAACCCTATAGTAATAGCGCAAAGGTTGACGCTAAACCCCGCATTTCTGGGCTTCACATGCCCTCATGTCATCAAATCGTGGGCACTGGTTGGTTGACGATAATTCCCTGTTGTCAGTTTCTGTCCGACCAGCCCAAGACCCGGAAACCTTCCAGTTCGTCAGTCTTGGGGGCGATTCCTTAAGCCTCTTGTGAACAGCCTGCTTAGAACACCCGAGCTGAAGTGCTATCTTGGACAATGATAGGCCACGCCGCTTCAATATCTCAGCTTCGGTTTCCGGTGCATTCGTGGCCTCTAAGTTCCGGACGAGAACCACCATCCCTTCCGGCAGAATCACGTCGACGCGAACGTCAGGACCACCTTTGATACGCTTCCGGACAACCTTGCCGTAGCTCTTACGGATTGCCATCTGGGTCAGCCTATGACGCCCGTCCCTGTAGGAGAGCACCCCGAGTAACGAAAGACGACGTACAAGGTCCGCTGTGGTGGTCCCTATGGTGTCTGCGAGACGCCCGAATGTAAGCCACCCGGTCACCCATTCTCCTTTGTCATCGCATATTTCCCCGATGACTGGATTGAAGCATTTCCGTGGGGAAAGCTCCTTGCTACCCGGGACACCGTAACGCAACTGCGAACGGAACCGATTTTCCAAGAATGCTATAACGTCCTGTTGCCCCCGGGTGCGCTCTGGGCAAACCTGAGGATCAACATCCGCAAAAGCGGCTTTCGTCATTTCAACGAACTCTCTCGATACAACAGGGAGAGGAACGTTCTGTATTTCGAGCATCAACGGGCAGGAGCACGGTGGTTAATTGCTGCCAGAAATGCATCGCACTCTTGAGTTCCAATAAGTGGAAGAACTCGACGAAGCCCTGCGGCAGAAATAACCTTCTCTTCTTTTCCCTCTATACGATAAACAGCGATCTCATCTGGACGAAACATTTCCATAAACGTCTTTTCGTCCATCCTTTTTGCTCTATCCTTACTTCTATTCCTCATGTCTAATTATCCTTTTCTGTTTCAGTCTGGTTAGATTTCTCTTGAATTTCATCACCAAAGAAGGCCGCTCTTTCCTTCCTTTCTCGCTCTAGGCGCTGCTCTTTGGCTTTCTCTTTGCGTCTGGCCATTTCCACCCCATAGGCGATCAAGCCGGTTGAATGGACGATCCCCCAAAGGTGATCGATTGTTTTGGGTGGTATCTGGCGATAGGATGACCGCTCCATCTTCCCGTTACGCCACTGGTATGATGCCTCACGGGGATTTAGACGCAGAAGCATTCTTACTGTCTGGTAACGAAACCCCTCGTCGTACGTCCAGAAGCTCGGGTTGTCCTCGTACCACAAGCCCATGGCGATCAGAGTCACGCCGATGGTGTCCGCGTGTTGTTCCCGGGACAGCGAAAGAATGGCTTGTTGTGCTTCCATCTCGTACCCGGTGAAGGGACGGCCTTTGTTTGCCATTTCCACGAACCGTTGAGCTTCCTTCACGGCTCGCCCCCAGACGTCCTCTAGAACGGCCTTTGCCTTGTCTGGGTGATTGTTGGCGAGGAAATTGCGGACTTCCCTGACGTATGGTTTAAGGTCCGCTTTGGTGACCCCTCGTTGAAGCGGGTGCCCGTGGCGGGTCTTGTTCCGCTTGTGGTTTTCACAATACGTGCTGTAACCCTTTGCAAAGAAGCCGCACCCTGGGACTTTACATGGTCTCATTGGTCTCCTTCTGTCTGTAATTGGACTAAGTCCATATCTGTACATAGACCCATCGACACGCACGGATGAACATCCACACGTTGCGGGTCGGTGATTTTGATTTGGCCCATTTTCAATATTCAGTTGTCAAAGAACCCGGCCCTGTGAACCGCAATTCCGAACCCCTTAGGGGCTGGAACTGGGCAGAAGATGGGACACGGGAACAGAAACGTCAACAAATTTTATTAATGATTTCAAGGAGATAAAGGTATAAACACAATAATAAATATCCTTTTCGCAATCAATATTTTCAATCACTTAGGGGAAAGCTTGTGACAAAAATTGGTCCTACTTCATGGGACCACGATGGGAGCCACGAGATGGATGGACCGAATAAAGCATATTAATATCAATGGCTTATCTCGGTTTCGCCTCTTGGCGGAAGTTGTGACCAAGCGGTGACAAATCGCTTTTGTTAGTAGAAACAATAGCTTAGCCTCTTATCGGGCTTCGAAAAAAAAACAATAATAACCACGGATTTTGTGACCAAAGGGCATTATTTAAGCGCCCGATAAACCGCCGCACGGCTCACTCCTGTAGCTTTCATGATTTCAGGAACTGATTTGCCGTCCGCTTTCAGTGCCCGTATAGCCGCCTCATCGACCGTCTTAGGGCGTCCTCCAGTATCACCCCGGGCCTTGGCCTTAGCGATTCCCTCAAGCTGCCGTTCCTTACGCAAGGCCGTCTCAAACTCAGCCATAGAGGCGAGGATGCCGAACATGAGCTTTCCTGAGCGTGTGGTGGTGTCTAGCGCTGCATCGTCCAGCACTTTGAAACCCACGCCTTTCTTGTCGAGCATCTCTAGGATTTGGTGAAGGTGCGCCGCCGAACGCGCCAGACGGTCAAGCTTGGTGATGATGAGCGTGTCCCCTTCACGGACAAACTCAAGAGCCTCCTTCAGTTGCGGCCTGTCCTTGTCCAAGCCTGATTGCTTCTCGCTGTATATCTTCTCAGCCCCAGCTGCCTTCAGGCGTTCAATCTGGCTGCTGTGATCCTGTCCGATGGAACTGACTCGGGCGTAAGCGACGATCATCTAACTGTCTCCGTATCTCTTAAAGAGTTTGTAGACATATGTTTAGAGACTGTTCTGAGACACGTCAATGGGCTTGTCTATAAAGTTTACTTTTGAGACATTTGCAGGGGCAAGCGAAATAGGCCAGCTTGGCTTGCTAGATGAGTTGATGAGGTGTATCCGTGGTGATGCCTAGGCTTTGTAGCTGCTTTCGTTCGGCCTAAGCGCCCCCTACGCTAGAGGGTTAAATAGAGGGCTACGGTGATCGAGACCGTGGCCTTCTTTCTTTTTGTACGTCAGCGCGTACCCCGCCCCTCACGTGAAGCCCTCAGGTAAGCCGTTCGTATCCTTTGGTTCTGCCTGCCCTCCACCTATCGAAACGCCCTGAGTGCTCTACCGACTGCGCAATACGCTGCCATGTAGGAGAAAAGGAAGGGGTACCGGGGGGATTGCGAAATTCTCTTATATCAGATGTGGTTCACGGAAATTTTGGTCAAATATTCGGGGTCGGCTGTCACGCTCTGGCAAGACGCAGATACCGTCTTTAACTGGCATTATCCGCAATTGGGAGCTAATCGAGGGAGATTTCTTCAAGGTATTCAGGATTGCGCGAATCTAGTAATTATCAATTCGAGCAGAGGCTGACTTAGCCATCGTCGGTTGAATCTAGCGCCAAAACACGCAGAAGCTGCAACGGCGCATCCTGTTATTAAGGAAGCAATTTTGAACATTCACACTAACGATACGGTCAAGAGTCTCACGTCAGTTGTTAAGGGCCAAAAATTTAAGACGGTCCTCGCCGACCCGCCATGGCGCTTCATCAATAGAACCGGCAAAGTAGCTCCCGAACATGCGCGGCTTTCTCGTTACTCTACGATGTCCACAGCTGAAATCGAAGCATTGCCTATTTCCAGCATCTGTCAAGAAACGTCCCATTTATACCTCTGGGTACCGAATGCACTGTTACCCGATGGCTTGTCAGTCATGAGCGCTTGGGGATTTCAATATAAATCGAACATTATCTGGCATAAAATAAGGAAAGATGGCGGGTCAGATGGTCGAGGCGTGGGCTTTTATTTCCGAAATGTAACCGAAATACTTCTTTTCGGAGTCCGAGGAAAGAACGCCCGGACAGAAGCCCCGGCAAGAAGTCAGGTGAACTATATCGCTTCTCGAAAGCGAGAGCATTCAAGGAAGCCGGACGAACAGTATGATTTGATCGAGCGCTGTTCAAAAGGCCCTTACTTGGAACTCTTTGCCAGAGGCACGAGACCCGGCTGGACGTATTGGGGCAACCAAGCGAACGATGAATACAAGCCCACCTGGAGTACGTACTCACACAACTCATCTGTTTCCGGCTAAAGATGGATAGAAAAAGCGCCCCTTGGAAACCCGGTAGTTTCACCAAGAATTTTTCTTGGGGGAAACCAGAGGCGGGTTTGCTTCAGTTACAAGAAACGATTCGTATCGGTTTTAATAACGAAGCCGTGGATGTGCCGCGATTTCTCTTTAGAAACCGGGTACAGAATGTCGGAAGACCCGATTTTATACCGTTGAATTTCTTTTTACTAAATAGGGTAGTCGATGGCGTAGATACGTTGGTTGCGGATGAGCTTGTATTTCAAGCAATAAACTTCGACCATTCGGACAGGTTCGACAAGCTTGCCTTGTTCTCCTTCAACCTAAGCTATGTAGGTGAATGGATTCGAGCAAGGGAAAACCAAAAGTACCCAAGCTTATGGTCATATTATTATATAATTGACCGACTGAGTCGCGAGTTAAACTGGGATACATCCAAAACAACGGCGGATGATATCGAGAAATTCTTAACTCGATCAGATAAATACACAGGTATTACTACGAGGAAAGTTTCAACAAACCTGTCATACCTCTATCGCCTTGGAAAGCTGCAAGACCTACAAGGCGAACGGGTAGAAGGTTGGTGGGTTGATGCTTTATTCCTTGCGTTAGATCGCACTTTAGACGAGCGCAGGGTTAATAGGCATTCCATAGACGAAGACAAGTATCTCGACTATTTGTCCGGCTCAGGGTTTCACTTCCTTAGCGGACGGAGAAGTATAGAGAAAGATATAGCCACTAGGCATTTGATCACCCTATACCGCGAATGCGGTGGACCGAACAGATTCTCTGAAGAAAGCGTAAAGCAACTTATGTCAATCCAACTACCACAGTTGGAGGGGTACTTGGTCAATAACAATTTGCCTCAAATTGCAGTGCACCCGTCGAATCCCCGAATAGCGAAAGCGATACCCCGTATATGCGCAATGCTAGCGAGGTATAGTGCTGGTTTTGATATTTTTGACACTGACGACTGGGAGGATTTTGACGTAAAGAACTACGTTAAAGAGCAAACCAAAAAGGCAATCGATACTTTGAGAGAGAAGAAAATCTCTCCAACCCTGACGGCAGACGAGCTTATGAAAATAACGAGAGGAAAATGACTACATTTGTTGATACAAATATACTTCTCTGCATGTCAAATCCGAATGAAGAATTTCATCAGTGGGCTATTGACGAGTTTATAAAGTGCAAGCAGGAAGGGCCAACTGTTATATGTGACATTGTGTATTCTGAATTCTCAGTGGGAATGAAAAACAAAAGCGATGTTGATACCGCTATAGGCGCTTTCAGCGTAGACCGGCTGCCGTACACGGATGATGCACTTTTCAATGCGGGAAAAGTTTTCCAGATATACCGCCACACGCACAAAGGTCAAAAAACAAATGTTCTACCGGATTTCATGATTGGGGCTATTGCAAGCTTTCATGGAATACCACTCATGACCCTGAACAAAAAAGATTACACAAAATATTTCCCTGATCTCAAAATCATTTGCCCTGCAAAATAAGGCGGTCTCTACAGCTGACAAGCAGCCCCCGTTAGCTGCTGACCTAATCGGATAAGACCATATGGCACTTCGCACTGATTGCCCGGGGGAAACGTTGCTAGCTCAATGCCTTCGGGTGAGAGGTAAGCCTCTCCCACCGTCTGCGCTTCTCGTACGTTTTTGATTGGCTCTCAGATTAATCCGAAAGCCTTCTCAAGCGCCCCTGTAGTTGCCACTAGCCGCGCCCGTACACTGCCGTAAGTATCCCCGATCTTGCCTGACGAATGCCCTAGGATCGCATCTTGGTCCTGCTGTGAGGCACCGGCGCTAATCAGCCGGTCTTTCATGTTATGACGCAGTGAGTGGATCGTGTGCTTCTTGTCGTCTGTCACGGTCCTGATATGCTTCATGATCGCAGCCGATGCCATATCGGCACCCCGCTTATCGCCTGCATTGTCGGCATACTTAGGGAACACGTAAGGCGAATCCTCAGGTGCCGCGGAAAGGGCCTGCTTGGCGGCTTCCAGTGCGTCCCCTACAAGGGCTACTGGTCTTTCAGAGCCTTTCGTCTTTAGGCGACGATTAGGACGTGGCTCAATCTTCAAATGAGGAAACTCATCGTCCGCCAGAATGTCGGTCTTATGTAGTCCCGTTATCTCACCGAGGCGACACCCTGTCCCTTCCAGCAAGCGCCAAATGAGCGGCAATTCCGACCCCTCGGCGGCATGTTCAATAATACGCTTCCGGGTGCTCTTTAGAACCTTTTCAGGTAACGGGTGACGGTCGTCTCTTTCCAAGCCCTGCCGCTTCACCTCAAGCCCGTTGAAAGGATTTGTAACACCGTTCAGATCGAACTCCGCTATAGCGTGATTGATGACTGCTCTAAGCGTGTTCATGTATCGCTGGACCGATGAGGGCTGAAGTTTACCGTCGCTGGCTTCGTTCAGCAAATAATCGCGCACTTCACGGGCATCCGATCGCTTTAGATTGCGAAGCGCAACATCGCCCCCAAGAGCCGTAACAGCCCAGCCCATGACGCGCTCGACCTGTAACCGGCTCTTTTTCTCGTCAATGGTCCCTTCAACACGCTCCTTGAGGTAAAGCTTCTGAGCATCCTTTAAGGTCGGAGACGGCGGCTTGCCTATCCCATTTCGTATTGCGTTGATTAATGCGCTCTCTTGTCGGTCCTCAACGATGGGATAGCCGGTTTCATCTTCGACAGGATACTGAGCGGCCAGATTATCTGCCGTGATGTCCCTCAGGAAACCTTCATCTTGCGGGTCATCTGGATCGGTCCCGCCTTGCCAATGAGGATCGAAACCCATTTCGCGCAGACGAGACCTAAGGCCCTGCCAGATTTCAAACTCAGAAAGCTCTTTCTTGGGTACCTTTGTAGCGCCTGCTGATTTCAACAGAGCGTCTTTCAGTACCTTCTCAAATTTGCCGTGGGTTTTGGCGTAACGTGTCGCTGCCTGCTTCTGCGTATCCCCCAGAAACTCAGTCAGTTCTCTCTTGCCAATAACGGCTTTCAGGTCATCAGGAACCCGCCGACGATATCGAAACGTCCCGGCAGGAGTCTTCTGTACGTACTTCAAGGTAAGACCCAT